ATTTGTACTAGCACTGATAATATTTTTACCATTTACATCTAAGTCACCCCCAAGTTGAGGAGTTGTATCATCTAATACTTCAGTCAATCCTGAAGAACTAACAACAAGTAAACTATTAAAACTACTACCGCCGTCAGTACTAATTTTAAATTTATCATCATTTTCGTCAAATACTAATTGTGCATTACCTACACTACCTCTATCAACCTCTATACCTGCGTATCTTCCGGTTACGCCTGCACCAATTTCACCACTATTGTATACAACAATTCTGTCTTGAATTGCAGTATTTGTTGTGCTTACTGTGGTTGTTGTACCTGTAACTGTTAAGTTTCCAGTGACTTCTAATGCACTGTCAACAACAGTTCCGCCTGTGGCTTTAATGGTATAATTTCCAGTTATTCTTTTTGTTTGGCTCATTCTATTATCTCTTTACATATTATTTATCATATCATAAAAACTGGATAAACTCATTGTGCTGAAGTTATTATATTTACTCCAATCGTCAGGTGTAAAGTTATCAAACGGATTGACATGTATGACTCTTTGATCTGGGTGTTTTTGTAGCAGAGATTCTATTTGATTTACCCAATTTCCAAAAAAAGTATTATCAACACCTTTTGGTCTATAGTGTTCTGTACCTGCGTAAATGTTGTTGATTAAATTGTTTACACCTTTTAGATCAAAACCTATTAAAAAACAATATGGAAAGTGTTCCTGTAGTGCTAGACTTAGTGCAACAGGACCACTGCTCATTCCACTGAAACTTTCAGGAATAGCAACACTTTTACTGTTGGGTAAAATTTGATGTTGTCTGGTGTAATGTGTATTGTTGTCACTGTAACCACAGGTTTGTATTTCTGTTGCCATGCCTGGATCTGTGCTTACCAATATATCAGGAGCAAATTCTTGATACAAGCGATTACAACCAAAAATTTTGCCACGTGGTTGCAAACCAGAAAGTTCAACTTCAAGTCTAGATATACCGTTACCTAATATAAATGCAAATTCTTTCATGAATGTAAAAATAAAAAAGGATACAGTGTATTATAACTGTATCCTTTCATTATGTCAAGTATTAACCGTTTGGTACGGAAACACTTACGTTTTCTACTGGGCCTGATGCCACAAGTAATGCTTTATCACCAACTGCAAATTGTGAGCCTGTGCCTAATGCACCTACTACAAAATGACGTCCTGTGATTTGACTTGCAAAATAAGTACCACCTGCACTGTCTGTACCAGTGATCTGACACTGACCTGCCGCTAGTGAACCACTTGTAACTGATGTCAATACACAAGTTTCTGTGCCGTCTGAAGTAGTAACACGAAACTTCTTATTACCTTTTTGGATGATGTTTGTGGTAGCATTAGCACTTCCACTTGTTACAAATGCCTGCATAATCATCTGATTACCACTAAGGCCACTTGAGCCAATTGGTAATACTGTGTTAGCAGCCGCTACTTTTGATGTTCCGCCTACTGTTTCGGCTGATTTAATTGGTCTTCCCATTTGTTTTCTCCTTTCAGAAGTCCGATGTGAGTTCCACTCACTACGAGGTTGGTGTTCCCCATAAGCATAATTTTATATGCATAAGTATTTATCGATGTCACTTTTAAAATTTCAATACAAAAACAAAACATGGGGAATAGTACGCAATCAAAAATGTGCAAGTACCAGCATACTAAGTTATGTGGCCCATGTACTTTGGAATGCAGATGTGCATGATGTGCAAGCATATAAAACATTTGAGCAGAATGTTCCAGGGGTTTACATCAAGAAAAATTATTTTCAAGAGTATGAAAAAGAACTTGCAGAATGTGATGTGCGTGTAGCAGTTTGGCGTGATCCTGTAGATAAATTTGTAAGCGGATACCACCATACAATGTTTAGTCCTACTGGTGCACAAGACCAACTGTGGATAGGTGAAAAAACACTGGACGAATTTTTAAAAAATTATGAATATTATCACAAAAATAGTATGAATGTAAGAGATCATTGTGAATCAAATACTGCTAGATTAGGCTCTGATCGTAACATCTATACTCATATTTTTTATTACAAAGAAGTACATAAAATTGCTGAACTTTTAGATGTGCCGACAGGTACCATTCATCATCGTAAAGATAATACAATAAGAGTTGGTCCTAATGATCTACAATGTTTGCGTATTGAACAAATTATGCTAGAAGATTATGCAAATGGTTGGTATTAAAGTCAAAAAAATAGCACCCAAAGGTGCTACTCCTATAATTTATATTAATATTAGAACTTTGCCGCAATTTTAAATTGTAACACTGAACCATCGTCATCTGTTGATGCTTCTCCACCGTTCTTGTACTCATAGTCTGTGTAGTTCACATAACCAGTTAAACCTGGTGCAATAGCATGTTTGATTTCTACCATGTTTTGCTTTAGGTTTTCTTTTTCTGTACCTGATACGTCTAATGCATCTTCTGATTCCATAGTTGAAACTGCAACAGTTGTAGTGTTATTAATTGCATAACTTGCACCTGCTCCAATTGTTTCAATGTCTTCGTCTGCACCTTCTACAGTACTCATTGCACCAATAATGGCAATGTCACCAAATGATACTTTTGCACCAATGCTCTGTGACTCATTGTCAATTGCACCTGATACTTCTTGCATACCTTTTGTGTAACCAATTTTGATGTTTTCATGAGTGTAACTTGCACCATATGAAGTTGAATCATTCGTACCTGTTGCACCTGAATCCATATAACTTATGCCAGCCTGTACTCCACTAAAACTTGGAGAAATGTATGATACTTTGTCAAGATCGTCACCATATGTCTTTTCTCCTGCATTTGATTGAATTGAAGCATTTGTATATGTACCTGTTACTTCTTCGTCCATAATGTCCTGCTCACCAATACCAAAGTTGTCAGTAACTGCATCGTTACCACCTAGTATTAGTTTTCCTGCAGATCCTGAAATATAAATTGATGATTCGTCAATAGTTGCACTTGAGTCTGCAACTGTTGTCATTTCAACAACCATACCATAATCTAAACCAGCATCTGATTTATTAGAAAAAGTAAATTTAATCTCGTTGTCACTGTTTCCCATACTATCACCTTTTTGTGAAGCAATTTGAGAATCAACGTCTTTGTAGTAGAACTCGCTTGTACCTGAAATGGCAAACTTTGGTCCTTTTTCAACTGCCGGTTCTTGTGCCAATGCAGTCGTACTTAGTAATGCTATTAAAACACCACTTGCTAGTAGTTTTTTCATTATTATTTTTCCTTATTAAGTTGGGGGTTTTTTTATTTTACAATCCTTAACTTTACATTAAAAATTAATTGTGTTCGTTATAAACGTAACATTTTATTTATAAGAACCAAAGAAAAACAGGGCCGAAGCCCTGTTTTGTATTGGTGTACTCTAAGTTTGACTTATGAGAATGAAATGTTACTCATTGCAACTTCACCTACATAGTCACCAGCGTTACCTAATGAACTTGCAGTGTTTGATAACTCGATATAACCATATCTTGTCATGAAACTTACTACTGGCTCAAATGTATCTGGATCTAGTACAGTACCGCTTGACATTAATGGAATGTATGGGCAGTAGAATGCTGGAGCATCAGTTTCTGATGAACCTTTGTATCCTACTAGTACTGCTGTAGAATCAGCGGCATATGAATCTACATATACTCTCATTGCACCATTTAATGTACCTACAAACTTAGTGTTTGTTGGTGCTTCAAATGAACCTTCTGTAGTTCTTGCAAATGCTGAAGTACTTGCACTTTGTAGTACAGTTAATGCCTGTGGTGAAACCACTGCATAGTTACCAGCGCCTCTTCTTGTTCTTTGTGCAATTTTGTTAGCAGTTCTGTTAATTAAAACAGCAAGAGCGGCATGCTCATCACCAACGTATGTTGCAGTACCTGAAACAGCGGCTTGGTTGAAAGTTTCTTCAGTTGCGGCTAAACTTCTTAATGAACCGATCACTTCTTGATCAATCTCTGCTGTGATTTCTTGTGCTAAAGCGGCCATTACTTCTGCTTCAACATCGATACCGTGCATTGACTGAGCATCTTGAGCGGCTTCAAAAGTCCATCTTGCTTGTAACTTTCTTGTCTTTGCTTCTACAGGTTGCTTTAAGATCTGGATTGAAAGTTTATTTCCACCAGTACCTTCTTTAGCGGCTGTATTATCTGCTCTACCAGTTGATGTAGAACCGGAATAAGCAGTTGCAATTTTAAATGGTGATAATGCTTCATCACCTGCAGTAGTGTTGGTATCAAACGGAGAAGAAGCAGTTGATGTTACTGAATCTGCATATCTTACTCTTAATGTGTGAATTTGACCAACTGGTCCCTGCATTGGTTGAACACCAACGATTTCGTTAGCGATAACTGTAGGCATTACACGTCTGATAACAGGTAAAATTACTCTGTTAAGTGTTGCAATGTTACCTGAAGCACTTGCACCTGATGATGCGGCTTCAGTTAAGTAGTTCTTTGTGTTTTCTAACACAACAGCCATCGAATTACGTCTTGCACCTTCTAGACCTTCTAGAAGAGTATCTTTAGTGTCTTTCCAACGGCTTTCTAATAGTACGTCTGACATATCGGTCTCCTCTTGTACTTTAATTTTTCAAACCAGCAAGTTGTCTTAACTCAATGATATTACTATCATCTTTTTCGACAGTTGAGTTTGATTTTATTTTTTTATTACCTGTTTCGACGGTTTTGTTTTCTGTAATAACTTCTTTATTGACAGATTTAGTTTTTTCACCGTTTAATACTGCAGGCAAATAACGATCAAAAGCAGATTTTAATTTATCTGTTTGAACGCTTTCTAGTAGGTCAGTCATAATTGACGCCTTTTCCTTATTGAGTGGTTTTAACAAAGCATTCATTGTTTCTTTACGAGCCATTGACTCTGTAATGATGTTTACTTCATCTGACTTTTTCTCAATAAGTTGATCTTTTTCAGCAATTACCTTAGTTGCTTCAGCAAGTTGTTCTTTTGTATCGTTCGCTAACTGCTCTAACTTTTTAATAGTTTGATTTTCGTTTAGGTAACTAGTACCAAACTCAGTAGCAAATGCTTCAAAAATCTTGCGGCCAAAGGTATTCTCTTTGGCTGACTCGATGTCTTCTCTTAATTGTGATAGTTCACCTTTTAGATGTTTGTTAACAGATTCTTTAACAACGTTTGCACTATTCTTGATAAAGTTTGATTTAATTTCTGCAAATTTTTGTTTTGCTTCAGTAACCAACTTTACTTTAGTTTCTGCAACGTCTTGTCTGTCTGCTTGGAAATCTTTAATTTCTTCAGCCAGTTGTGCTACAACAAATTTTTCTAGTTTTTCAACTACATCTGTTTGTGTTGCTCTGTCTGAATGTAATTCTTTGATTTCTTCAGCAAGTTTCTTGACTAAAAACTTGTCAAAATTACCTGAAGTTTCCTTCATTTGAGTAACAAACTTTGCTCTATCTTCTGCTAGTTTTTGTTTCTCTTCAGCAATTTGACTAATTTCTGCTGTTAAGTTCTCTGTCACCATTCGATCTAAGGCTTTAACCATTACTGACTTGTCGTGTTCGTAGCGACGAGCGAATTCCTCACGGAGTTCTGCTGTAACCTGTTGACGAGTTTCGTTCACCTTGGTTTCCCAAGCCTCTTCGATCTGTACTTTAGTTTCCTCGTTAACAAGGTCGCTATCTAATAGTGGTTTGATAGCATCTAGCATATTCATCTCCTAGATCTTTAGTTCCTTGATTAGACGGATTACTCCCTCTTTCAAGTATTTTTGTACTCTAGTATTTCCACGTGCTTCTGCAGAAATTTCTAGTAGTTTGTTGCCACCTCGCATATTCAACAGTCCTTCGTAAATTGCTGTTGGATAGGCATTAGGTGCACTTGGTTGGGCTACAACGTCAACTGTAACAATTTCAAAACCTGAAACTTTACCACTAATAGGATCAACTTCTCCTGTTCCTCTAGTGCTGACGCCTAACCTCACGTCTGCTTCCAACATGGTTTTTACTAAATTTCCCATTGGTGTTGGAAGAATCTTTAACTTACCATAGCCATTAGGACCATCCATCCAAAGACTTTCTACCATATGGCATACTTTGTCTAGATTTATTCCTAAACCTTCTGGATGATCTACTTCTCCTAGAACAGAATTGCCTTTTTCAATCTGTTCATTTAGTGTCTTAACGGCATTGGTAATTTCATTTACAGGGTATATTCTCTTGTTAGCGTTTTCAACACCACCCTGCATACAAATGCCTTTCATATAGAGATCTTTACCCTCATTTGTACGTTCTGTTACAATCTGAGCGGTTTTGAAATCTAATGCTTCACTAAGGTAACCCATAGTGTATTACACCTTTTTCAAATCTGGCTTGGTAGTTGATTTTGCATCGTCATATTTTGGAGTTGCACTACCTTTTTCATCTGCACCACCGGCACTAATGGCTGGCTTTGCATCTGAACTTGGCTTTCCACCTGGTACTTTTTGTGCAGTAGTGTTAACACTACCTTCTTCACTTGATACTGGTGCTGGTGCCTTCTCTGCATATTCAACGATTTTTTCTTCTGTTACTGACTCTTCCATGTCGTCTTCAGCATCCATTTCCATTTCCATGTCCATTTCATCTTCGCCTTCATCGTCATCGTCATCGCCAGTTTCTAAGTCGTTCATTGCAACAATTTCATCAAACTGTGCTTGTAAGTCTGCAATTGCATCAGATAATTCGTCAACTTCCTCATCTGTTGCTTCTTCGTTTGCTAAACCTTCTTCGTCTGATTCAATGTCGTTGATTAAATCTTCTGTTTCGTTTCCACCTAGATCTTCTTCAACTTCTTCATCTGTTGATTCTTCAACTTCTTCATCTGTTGATTCTTCTACGGCTTCTTCTTCTTCTGTGTTCTCTTCAATATCTTCTACTTCATCTTCTTTAATAAGATCAGCATAGATATCTCTTGACTTTTCTACTACGATATCGTGGAAAAGTTCTTTTGCTTTCTTTTCGTCTTCGTTAATGAATAGTTCAATTAACTGTTCAAATTTATTATTGCTCATTATAAGGCTCCTTTATTTCATAAGGCAGTTGTGCTTTTATTTAGTATGTTAAAAAAAGTTACAGTAATATATACACTTTTTGAATCAAAAAGAGACATATACTATAATTTTTTAAGATTCTTGGGATTGTTGACCGAACTGCTTTCGAACTTGTTCAACTTTTTTATGATATTCAACCATTTTAACATCATTAAGTTGTCTAAGTTTATTAATTTGTTCTAAGGTAAGTCGTGTTTTACGTGTGTCAGTCTTCATTGCAACACTGTTGTCTTGCTGAAGATCTTGCATACCTGTTGTGTCTGTGCTAGGATCTGTATATTCAAATAGATTTTTAAGTAACATAGTAAACTCCTACACTTATTTATTAAGTTTCAGGAGTTGCTGAACCTACTGGACTTTCATTTCCAGTTTCATCTGCAGGTGTTTCATCTGTATCCACAGTTTCATCACCAACTGCAACATCACTAGTATCAAAATTTGCAATATCAGTGTCTATGCCACCTTTGGTTACACCAACACTTCTCATGTTAGGTACACCAGAAGAAACATTTTCATCATTTTCTTCTTTCCAAAGTTTAGCATTTTCCACCATTTCTTGTTCAGTTAATCCTAAAAATCTCTCCATCAAAAATCTCTTGCTGAGATAAGGGAACTGTTCTAGGTTAGAGAAGGTGGATATCTTAGCGGCATCAACTTCGCTCATTCTGTATTTGGTGAAGTTTTGTGGTTCATTGAAACGTACTTCAAAACTAGCATTGTCAATTTCAAAACCTCTCCACTTGAGAAATATTTTAAATTCTCTGTCAAAGGTATGACTGACATATCTCTGTAGTCTTTTGCAGTATTCATTAAATCTATATTCTTGTATTAGTGCAGTACCTACTCTACCATCTTGGTAACTTGCGGCACTTTCGTCTGGTCCACTTGGCAAATAACTGCTAGGAATACGTAATCCTCTGAACAGTTTATTGGTAAAGTATTTTAAATCATCAATTTCACCAAGATTGGTACCACCTGGTAGTGTTTCAACTTTACTTCCTCTGCCTTCTGCTGTCTGTGGGAAGAAGTAATCTTCATTTATACTCAATGGATTGTATGTGGTGTCCATGATGTTGGCGCCACCGCCTGTTTGACTTGGTATACGCCTTTGATGTATTTCATTTTTCACCTGTTCTACAAAAGCCATGGCCATGTGTTGTGGCATATTACCTACATCAACATAAAACACACGTCTTTCTGGTGCTCTCTGTATACGATATATAATGATTGCATCTTCAAGTAGTTCTTTTTGTTTGAATACTTTGTATACCTGTTCTAGTATACTGTTACCAAAAGGCCAATTTACATCCAACCCTTCTGTTAGACTGGTGTGTATAATGTGTTCAGCACCAATGGCTTTTTCATTAACCTGTCGATCAAATCTACCACCTGTAAGTCCGCCTGATCCGGTGTTACCATACACATTTGTAGGTTGCATGTAGCCTGCACTTTTGCTGTTTGCTGTCTGTTGGTCCACATAGGTGTTGGCTGTGGCTGTGAGATTCTCAAAATTAGGATTTATATCTTTAAGCACATACTGTTCAGGTTTTTTGCCTTCACTTTCGTTGACAATTACTTTGGTAACTTTGTCCATGCCTACCCAGAACCATTCATAGGTCTCTGGATCTCTGATAAACACCTGATCACCATACTTCATTACATTACGAAATATTTTAAAAATTCGTTTGTTAAATTCGTTGATGTTGTTCCATGCTTGTAGTTGTTGCCTAACAATTTCTACTTCATTGTCTGTGGGATCATCTTTCCAAGTTATCTGAAATGCAGTACCATTTTCAACATTTGACTGTGTGCAAAACTCACTTAGTATGTCCAATGCCGCATTTATTTCACTGTCAGCATCCATCTGTTCATACTGTGTGTAACGTTCTATTCTATTTGGATGCCCAATGTATACATCTGGTAGATGACTGGCATAATGACCATATTTCATGTCAGATCTGGTACTTGGCATTCTTACATTTGTTAGTGGACTGGTTTGGTCCGCTGTTTTAAAAAATTTTTTCCAACTCATAATATTATTATAACACCTTTACTGTATTTACGCAAGTTTTTTATTAACCGTGCTGTACTGCTTTCTTTACATCTTCCAAACCACCAACAATTTTATTGCCCAATCCTGTGGTTGCATTGTTTACCATAGCGGTTAAATTTTGAAAATCCTGTTCTTTTTCTTGTTTTTTCTGTTCTGCTATTTTTTGTTGTTTTTCCAACATCTCTTTTTGTACCTTTGCTAGAAGGTCAGCAAATTTACGTTCGTAATCTGGGTCATTTGGATTTAATGCTGTTGGAGGAGGAGTCAATGTTGAAACATTACCTTGTGGATCAGTTCTTACTGTAGGCCTAGCAATAGTATTGTTGTTTTGTATGACACCAGGTGGAGTTGGTGGTGTACCACCTCCTGGTCCTGTTGCTTGGTTAGTAAAACCCAACAGTTGATCTATATAACCTGCTCCTCTGTTTGCACCAGTTAATGCTACTATTCCTCCACTGAGTAGATTAAGAAGTTGTGTAGGCAATTTCATTATACCCATAATAATACTGCCAACACCTGTTCCAAATGCTCCTGTGACTGCTCTACTAAAATTGATCTGTGCTGTCTGCATGTCTTTTGTGATAGTTGTTATTGCATCAGTCAATGGATCCATGTTGCTTCTTAGTTTCTCAAATGCTTCAACATCTTGTTGTATCAATCTACCCACATCAGCAAGACTTTTAGTAACAATTTCAAACTGTGCTTGAAAATTTTGTCCTGCTGTGGCTACAAGAGAATTTTGACTGCCTGCAATTGATAATATTCCAATCTGTGCTTGATTTTGTAATTCTGCTCTGATCTTAGGATTATCTTTGCTGAGATCTTGAATCATTTTAATGGCCGCACTGCCATCTAGAGATCCTGCCTGAACCTGCTTTAATGTGTTGGTGAGAATACCTGTGGTTGTGCCCATTAATTGTTGTTGCATCAAAGTTTCTTTTCTAATAGGGCCACCAAATGCAACGCTTTCTAATATAAACTGCCTGAACTGCGGAAATGTTTGTGTCAATTGTTGCACTGCTACCCTCTGTTTAGCATCCATGCCCATCATCACCATGTTAAGTTGTGCATCTTTTCTTGCGGCTCTCTGTTTTTCTCGTTCTTGTTCCAGTGTTGTGCCGTTAAATGCCGCCAATTGTTTCTGTTGCATGGCTAATTTTGCAGTTCCATCAGCAATACTGCTACTGCTCACAGCAACTTGGTTAAAACCTTCTCCACTTTCTTTCAAGTTGGCTAAAAAATCAGCAGTTGCTACACCCATATCTTGGAATGTCAATCCTGCTCTCAATAAATCTGTACCGTACTGATCAACAAGTATTCTATTTGCCCTAGCAAATTCTCTAGATCCTTCAAGAGTAGTACCACCAAACACTGCCATACTAGCACTGGCTTTTGCCATCACTGCACTGAACTGTGTCATTGTTAACATCGACATATGTGATGCTTCACGGAATGCCAGCACACTACCTCCTAGAATTGCACCTGAGTTTGCTGTGGCTCTAAAAGCCTCATTGGTGTCTCCCATGGTTTTGGCCAGCATTGCCATCAAGCCACCTAAACCCCCTATTGCTGTTACGGCGGCTCCTACAGCAACACCTACTTTTCCTAGCAATCCTGTTAACGCACCTGCTGTGCCTATCAGTGTGCCTAAGGTTGCTAATTTTTCACCAAATGTTTTAAATGCTGTTTGTATAAAGTTGAATGGTCCGGATTGTATTGCTCTGGTCATGCTTTCTATTTTGCCTGAAACATTCATACTTCTTTGATTGGCAGTGATTTCTGCTTGTCTGTATGCATTGCCTAGTTTTGCCAATGAACTGGTTTCATCTGTGATCTGTGCTGTGTTTCTGTCTTTGGCTCTGGTGTTTCTGTTTTCAGCCGCTGTTGCTCTAGAACTGGCCGCACCCAAACGATTCAGCGATGCTTGTGTAAAACTACTGCTGGTTCCACTCAAAAGGGCCGCAATCTGCTGTAGTGTTTGTTCACTAGCGGCATTAAATGCTTCGACTTGCCCAATTCCAGGAATATCTACGGTGACTGCCATTTAAATTTTGTCCATTATATACGTATATAAATACTGTTAATATCTATATATTATTTATCGGAGAAAATTCGTGGACAAAACGACAAACACACCAAATGTGGAAAATCAGGCTATGCCCAATCCACTGCAACAATATATGAGACAACCACAGATATACATGAGACTTCCCAGTGAAGGCAAGTATTATCCACCTGGTGTACTACAGATGCCAATCAATGGTGAATTGCCTGTGTACAGTCTAAGCACCAAAGATGAACTGTTGCTGAACACTCCTGATGCACTGATGAATGGTCAAGGTGTTGTTGATGTCATTCAGAGTTGTATACCTGCAATCAAAAACGCATGGCATATACCAACTGTTGATGTTGATGCAATACTCATTGCTATTAGAATTGCCAGTTACGGAGAAATGATGGAATATCAAAGCACTTGTCCTAAGTGTGAAGAATCAAACAACTATGAGATAGACCTAAGACAATGGTTAGATAAAAAAGTAGATGTTTCGCTATTTGATGCACCATTTAGATACAAAGAACTAGAAATATTCATCAAACCAAATGACTATCGCAGTATGAATGATGCAAATCTAGAAGCATTTGAACAGCAGAGATTGGTGCAGACTGTGAATGACAGCACAATGAGTGAACAGGAAAAGCAGAACAGATTCAATGAGATATTTGCAATCATGACCAGATACACCGTGAGAAGCATGGCCGGTGCAATTGAACGTGTTGTTGTTCCGGGTGGTGCTTCTATTTCAGATGAAGCACACATACTGGAGTTTGTGGAAAATGCAGACAGAAATCTGTATCAGCAGTTGAAAACACATGTAGAAACTGCAATCAAGCAAATACCAAACAAAAGTGTTCCTGCTAATTGTCCTGAATGCCAGCATCAGTACACAACACCTTTTACTTTTGATCAATCAAATTTTTTCGTATTCGCCTCCTCAGCCTAACCAATGAAGAGATAGTCAAGATGCTAGAACAATTTGATGAAAGCAATCAAAAGATCAAAGAGAACATAGCAAGATTATCATGGTATATGCGAGGGGGCGCCAGTCTAACAGAACTATATTCAATGTCAGGTAAAGACCTGTCGATTATTCAAAAAGTAATTGAGGATAACTTGGAAACTGCTAAGAAGACCGGGCAACCATTTTGGTAGCACTGAGTATGACATAACTGCGAGGATTGTTTTTACTGTCCTCTGTGCAGTGTGCTTCAAGTTCCTGATCTCCAATAAATTCAAAACCTAATTCACGTACTTTTCTTTTGAATTTATTAAATTCCGTACATAATTTTTTAGCATTAGTGTCTTTCATACATTAACTCCTGATGTAAAAATTAGTTAATATCTAAAATCAATTCATTAAAACATCACATTTGTTACAAGCATCTATTTAGTAGAGATGAACTACGTTCATCTGTGATTTTCACTGCGTTCAATCACATTTTTTAAGACGTTATCTGCTAGAAATTGAACTCATACTTCACCCGTTGCCGGGTGAAACCATGAAAGAAAGTCATCTGCTGAGAAGATCTCTCATCTGTTATAGAAGATTACATTGCTGTGTGGAGGCGGTATCCCGTCAACCCCCTACTTCTGACTTCACGAATAGATACGGAACCGAATCCATGCCATAACAGCGACATGGTATCAGTTTTGGGTTGGATTCTGTTTCTACCAGTGCCCAAATCTTTTAGCCTGTAGTTAGCCTTTACTTGCACTCAACGTCAGGATTGTGCGAGCCTGCAACGCATATTGTAGTATTGTATAAAGAGTGCTATATAGCCAATTTTTTATGTTTTGAGTATGCCTTTTCCGTGGACTCTTACTCGGATGTGTCCATTATAATAGTCTTCGGATTCTAGTACTTTGTGGTTGAATTGTTCTCTTGCTTCTATGTATGATAGTTCTGATTTGTTTCTGCAATAAAACAGTATTTCTCTGGTGAATTTGTCTTTGCCAATTTCTTCTATATCTTCATTTAGACTGTCACTGGAACCGTAGTATTCTCTCCAGTCACTTTCTTTTGTGCCTCGTCTTTTGTTTTTTCTGCCTTTAAGGGGTGGTTTTGTGGTTTTAAACTTTGCTAGTTTTTTGCCTATGTACTTTTTATTGTTTGTGGTATTGGTAATGATATAAACAAATCCTACACAATCTTCTGGTAGTTCTGTTATTTCTTTGCCTTTGTATGTCCAATTCATTTGTATATAGTCTTTGCTTAATCTCTGCTACCTAGATCTGGTTATTACCAGTTGACAGCATGATCATCACTCTGTAATGCGTGTTTTGTGCATTTGGTTTTGCATTCAAAACTGTCAAATTTTAAAAATTCATTGTTCCAAAATTCATCTTGGATAATTTGTTCTATAGTGTAATTATATAAATTGAACCGAGATTTACCTAGTTCAATCCATTGTTTGTTATGTTCATATCTGTTAGCAGTCCAGCAACATGGATAAAATTCTCCCATAGCATTTAGAAATACTCCTTTGTTTCCTATGTAGCATATGGCTGGGTATTCGTTGCTGTTTCTCAATTTTTTGGTTCTTTGTTGAAAAATTTGTTTGATGCCAGGTCTTGCTTTGGATGTAATGTAGTGTTGTTCTCTTTCAAATCTATGTCCTTTTGCAATCAGATCATCAACTGGTTGCAGAGGATCATCATCGCCATATGTTGGATATACATTGCCAAACTTTGTGCTTTTAGTAAGTTGCCAGCAATCAAATCCATGTGTTTTTGCTAGTTTTTCTATGTCATCTAGATTATTTTGATTGAATTTAAATGCTATAGTGGCCCAAGTTTTATAAGTTGTGTGGTTGTGATTGCTAAAAACTTCAATACCATTTATTATACTTTCAAAGTCACATCTTTGTCTATACATTTCATTACTTTTTTGGTCCCAACCATCTATGCTCCAATTTATTTCATCATTGGTGTTGAGTATTTCAGCAAGTTTTTGCCACCAAGATGATTTTTTGTAACTGCCATTGGTAACTATCAAAAGTTGCATGTTTGGATTTACAGTTTTTATCCAGTCACATATTTCTAAAAATTGTTTACAATATATTGGGTCTCCGTCGTTGCCACAAAAAGTAATTCTTTTTATCTTTTTGATCATATCAGCACCTATTTGATTTACAAAAAACTGTAAATCCAGTTGTCTGTTTAACAGTGTTTCTGGCACTTCTGCTCTTGGACATCTTGGACATGCTAAAGTACAGATACTGCTAGGTTCTATGTGCCAATGATCAAGTGCTAGTTGCATAGATAGTGCCTTTGTACGTGTGCTTTTATGCTACTGCTTTTTGGATTTTCCATTGTCCAGTATGTGGGTAAATTTTTTACAATACTTGAGATCATGCTTTTACTATCTTGCAAAATCCAACTATCTCTAGGACTAAATGTTAGATAATTTGTAGCACCTTTGCCATTGCAAAATATATTTGTATCCCACCATGGGTAAATTATTCTTTTTACACCATCATGGCTGACATACATGTTGAGTTTTTTGCTGTATCCATATGGACTGTATTCTTTTTGAAAGTAACTGCTATCATCAGATAATTCACAAAACTGTTTTATCACATGTGCCTGTTTTATAATCATCTGTGGCATATCAGGGGTCCAGTAAAATAATTCATCAAACCAACCATTGTGTTGGTTCATTTGCACATATGGACTTATACAATTATCTATCACATCCATAAATTGAAAATACCATCTTCCGTTTTCATCAACATGTACTTGTGGTTTTTCACTGCCCCACACAAAACACACAGTTTTGCCACTGTCTATTAATTTTTTGTAATCGTCTATACTTTCTCTAAATGTTCCTTTGATTACATTATTTGGACTTATGCTGTGATTACTATAATATCCATAATCAAACTTGTGTTTTGCAATATAATCCACAGTCATTTGGCAGATGTCTATCAGTCTAAACTTAAACTCTATGCCTTTTGCTTTTAGTGTATCTATATCAGGTAATACTACATTTTGTATTTCTGCACACATAAAACTCTGTGGATCTTTTGTGCCTTCCAAGTTCCAAAAACTTGCAATCTCATCTATTTTTAAATCTTGTTTTATCCATGCATTCAGCATGTTATGACTGTCACTGCCTCCACTGTAAAAAAGCACACAGTAATCATACTTTTCTCTGATCTGTTTTGCTCTCATCATGTAATGTCCTGACAGATCAAAGTCAGGCATTACAGTCCAATCATAGCATTCAAACACTTCTCGATTGAAGTTCCATTCTGGCCATTTGCCAGTTAGTTTTTGCCATTCTAATGCTTCCAGTTTGCTGTATGTAATTTTGTCTTCTAGTTGATAGTAACCATGTTTGTGAGCAAAAGGTATCATCTAATCTGTATTTCTCTTTTCCATTGTGTGCGTTTACTTGTGAATTTGCCGCAACTTTCTTTACAGGTCATGTATGCATTTTTATTCTGTATCTTTTGTCTGTAATTTTTTGTAACATCTATGTGTTTATTGCCAGTATCTGAAAAATGCTTGTTGCCTAAATAGCAACAGGGCCAACTGCGTCCTAGATAATCAATATAGGTGCTACGTTCTCTGTCTCTTTCACAGTCTATGTCAACTATGTTGCTGTAATCTATAGATTCAAAAGGTGTACTAGGTTGTAAACTAGGAATATTTTTTTGATTCCAACGATTTGTTTCTTTACTTCTAAACCATGTGAATCCCATGTCAGTTGCAAGTTGTAGACATTGTTCTACTTGGTGTTCGTTATGTTTGAACACCAACATATCCCAATGGGCACTTCCGCCAGCGTCAATATATGCTTGTGCATTTTGCATAACTTTTTTCCATTGTACATTCCAACGATACAAATGATTAGTATCGGCTAATCCATCAATGCTAAAAACAACATAATCTAAGTTACCATTCAGCAATTTTCCAAGATCATGCCAAAATTTACGGCTCCTTAAACCGCCATTCGAGTTTAGACCAACAGTGCATTGTGAGTTAACAGTTTTTATGTATTTTATTATTTTTAAAAGGTCTTTATTACTTGCAGAATCACCTAAATTACCACAAAAATAAATTTTTTCCACACCAGAAATAGTTTGTTTATGTTCTACAAACCATTCATAAGGCAAGTTTTTAGGGGTGTATCCTGGTGCTTGGCCGAAACCATTTACGTTTCTTTCACACATAGGACAAGCGGCATTACAAATGCTACTTGCCTCAATGTGTAAAATTTTAGATTCAGTGAAATCACGAATCATTACATGCTGTTCTTTTTTTCCTGAATCTCTGCACGTCTTGACTTAGAAAGTTTTCCAATTTCGCCAAGTGCTTTTCTGGCTCTTGTGGCCGAGGCTTTTACACCTTTAGTTTCAAAAGCCTCTGACTCTTTGATGTATGTTTCGTATTGTTGTATAATTTGTTCGTGTATAGACATTTTTATTCTCCTATCTAATTTCTACGTCGTCATTATAACTGGTAAATCCATTCTCTTTTACCACTTTTAATAAGTTGTTCACACGACCAATCAGTTCGTCTTTGTGACTGACTAGCCATATGCTTTTATTACGTTCTCTGCTCATTTTTTTAAGTATTGCCATACTATTTTCAACACCAGCACTGTCCATGCCACTGTCTACTAATTCATCAATGAATAATAAATTTATAGGTTGGTAAAGACTTTCCCAAACATCACGGAAGGCCCAACTTAAACTTAATATCAATCTGTTACGTTCACCTCTGCTTAAATTGTCAAAATCTAAATCTCTACCAAATTCTTGTATCAATACATTTAAATCATTTTGAAATACCACAGTGTGTGGTAAACCAACACTATTTAGATAATAGTCTAGTCTAGTATTTAAGTAAGTTAGATTTTGATCAATTATTTTCTTTCTGATAAAACTGTCTTTGTTAGTCAGTAATTTTAACAAAAATTCTTGATGGTCTCTGATTTTTGTTAAATTATTTAATTCTTTATAATCAAGTTCCATAAGTGCAGTTTGTTCCATTTCACTTATTTGGTCAATGTATGGGTCAGTCTCATCTAATTTTGTTGTCAATTGACTGTTGAGTGTACTTAGTGTACTTCTGTGATTGTGTGCTTCGTCATTGGTGTTGTAAAAAGTTTGAGGTTTTTCCGGAAGTTCTTTTACTGTGCTTTGTAAATTTACCACTGCATCACTAAGTTCTTTTTCATAGTTTACGTTTTCTACATGTTCTTTTTCTGCATCCTGCAACTGTTTTTGGTGTGTTTCTAAATGATTTACATCTTGTCCACAACTTCCACACTCACCTTTTTGTAGTGCTGATAGATTTTTTTGTGTTCTTTCTACATCACGTTTGGCACGAGAAAGTTGCGTTTGAATTACATCTATATCTTTTTTTATGCTTAGTTGCTCTTGCTCCAATACCAACCATTCTTGCAGTTTGGTGTGTTGAATAAGTTCTTCGTCTATGTCAACATGACTGAGATCTTTGATTTCTTGTTTCAACTGATCAGCATCTTTTTGTTTTTTCTCATTCCATATTTTCTGTCTGCGTTTTAGTGCGTCAACTTGATCACTAATCCTGGTGTTTGCATCTGTAGTTGCTTTTATTTTTGCTTCTTCGTCAGTTATACTCTGTTTGGTCAATCGTAACAGTTCTTTTAGTGTATCTGCTTTTTCACTCAATAGTGTTATACCTAAAAGTTGTTCGATTATTTCACGCTGATCATTGACTCTCATGCTCAAAAATGGTTCACTGTATGTGTTGAGTGCCAACACATGCTTAAACATGTCGTGACTCATACCAAGCAGTTTGTCTATTTCTTTTTGTGTTTCTCTGCTGTCACCTTGTTGTTCACCATCTTGTGTTTCTTGTTCTGTGTTGTTGATGTAAAATTTTAAAACATTAGGAGAACGCCCACGTTCAATTCTATAAGGCACACCATTTTTCTCAAATTCGACAGTGGTCAGCATGTTCTTGCCGTTTGTTTTATTAATTAGATTGTTTTGTCTGATCTTTGTGAGTGCTTGTCCATACATAGCATAACTTAGTGCATTTATTATTGTGGTTTTACCTGTACCATTTCTACTACCAGCATCACTTCCACCAGTGTCTAAGTTTTCACCTAGCACTAGTGTGAGATCGTTTCGATTAAAATCTATGGCTTGTGTTTGATTGCCAACACTCATAAAATTTTTAACTGTTAATGTGTTTACTTTAAACATTCTTTACTTTCTTACTAAATCTAAAGTTATACAATGTAATCCACCATCATGGAACCATCGATGACGCCATGGTACTACTATTGCTTCAATACCATAATTTGCTAGTTCTTGTACATAATTACCGTTGTCACCCATAACAAATACTGTTTTTTCATCAAGGCTCAGTACATTGACATCAAATTGTGTTTCCTCAACATAACCAACTAAATGTGTGAGATAATTGTTTACAAAATCTGTAAATTCTATGTTATTCTCTTGTCCAGGTACCCACCATTTGCCACCAACATTTGCTTTGTGTTTGTTAAATTCATCAATATGTGATTGATAATTTTCTTGTTCTATCATAATTTTATTAGGTATGTGAGGCATAAATTTTTCTACTACTTCTCTAACACCTATAACTGTGTCTTTGTTTAGTAAATTAAACATTCCATCAGTATGACCACCAAGTGTGCATATGCTTTTCCATTTTAAATTTGTTGGTACATGTTGTTTGAGTATGTTTACAAAGTCAACATATTCATGATGATCAACAATTATTTCTCCGTTTGTAATAATAACATTTGGACCTTCTGGTGGATTTGTGTCATCATATCGCAAACTTTCTTCATATGAATCTATTTCATCTTGTATTTGCTGATCAACAGTATAATTTTTATTGCAAAAACTAACAAATGAAGGCCAACTTGATCCTGCAATTAGTTTGTAATGTTGTTCACTGTATTTGGGAAGATATTCTAAGCGATTAGCATCTTCAAGTATACTTGATAGATCAGTGAACACAGGCAAAACTTGTTGTATAGCATCATCATAGTATTTGCCTTTGCTGTTAAATTTATAAAGTGTATTACCAATTGTTCTAAACGTATCTCGTACATTAAGTGCAGGATTTATTTTTATTGTAGGATCGTATGTTTCAGATGGTGCAACAGGCCTATACACCTCAACACCATAACTTTTCAACACACTTTCAAAGTTATCTAAATCTTCATGTGTTTGATGTGCAATGGTCTGCAACTGTTGTTTGATGTTGGATGATTTAATACTATCAAAATATTCAGGCAGAAACCAAGTGCCTAACATCACTTTGTGCAGTCTTTTAGTTTCGTCAAATAATTCAAACTCCATTTATAAATTCCTATAAATGTCCAACATAAGATTACTGTCATACTGTTTACTGTCTATCTGTTGCAGTTGACTGGTGACAATAGTATCTACACTTTCAAAGTTTATCTCACCTTCCCAATCTTGAGAATGTTCTTCGTTTTTGATAGGAATCAAACTTAACTCTCGCAATTGATATTCTTCAATAAATGTTTCTTTGATAAAGTTTGCTTCTTCATAACTGATGTCAACATCTAGTTTTACTCTTGCATATGTTTTTGGTGACAGATACTTTTCTGGACCTTCTAGCAGTTGACTGATCTGTAGCACTCTGTACTTGGGTTGATCAGGCCATGCAATAAATTTACGTGTGCCATCCCAGTCAAGTATCATCATTCCACGTTCATCATCACCTGCGTCTGCATAGTTGTGTGCAAAAGCATTTCCTGTGTACACCACATTTTCACGTTCTTGTCTTTTGTGGAAGTGTCCAGTAAACACAGTACCTAAATGATCAAAGTCATTGGTGTTAAGTTCACCTGTATCAGGCATCTGCACCATTGCATTCATGTAAAAGTGTGGCAGTTCAAAATGTCCAATCACATATTTTGCATCTAGTTTTCTAATTTTTTTGTGCTCATCACCTACCAACCACGGAACAAATCCCACATCATCCAGTGTTATGATGTCATTGTACAGTTGTATGTTTTCATATTTTTTAATAAATGCTACACTGTTTAAATCACGTTTGTCTCTGTAGTATTCATCATGGTTGCCTGGAATAAAATGAACTATATCAAAACTTTCGTTCAATTTATCCAGTGCTTGTAGACTGTAATTAAGTGTACTAACATTGATAGTAGCACGTTGATGATGCCAATCACCCATAAAGATACAGGCATCAGCACCTTGCTTTTTTGCTTCAGCACAAAACCAATCCACAAAATCCAAACAATCTTGATTGAATGTTCTGCTGTTTGATTTGTTGCCAAAGTGAATGTCCGTGAAAATGGCGGCCCGTTTAAACAAACTCATGTGTTTATTATAACATCCTTTGTATCTGTTGTCAAGTTTATCTTATTGGTTCACTACTTTTAGCAGATTCGTTCTCTGATTGTCTGGTGTAACTTGGATTGAGACCTGCTTCTTCGAGTATATCATCTCTGATGTGTTGATTTCTTTTTTCTAAATTCAACACTCGGGTAAAACTGTTTGTGATAGCCGCAGTGTAGTAAGCAAATGGATTTTGACTTTTGCTCTCATCAAATTGCAGTCCGATTTGTGCAAGTTGTAGCAATGCTTGGCTTCTCATTTCATCGTTGTAAGTGTATCCACGCCAATTGCTTCTAGTGCCATAACGTTCACACAACTTCATGTACATTCTTGCTAATGTGTTTGTGGTTTTTCCGTGTTCTTTGTTGAAGTAACCATTTTCTAATCCACCTATCCAGTGACTTTTGCCTACACATTTTAATTCTTCATCAATATACCTATAGTGTTGAAATGGAGGAAAGTTGCACTGCACGTGATGATCTGCTACAGTTTTTGGATTTTTCTTTCTTCCAGGCTGTAACGGTACATGATCATATGTCATAATTCTAAATACTACTTCTTCTTTTTTAATTTTTTTCCAATCTAAATTAAAATCTGCCATTTTTACATTTTTATTTTGTTCTTTTGCTTGTTTGTATTGTGTTTTGTTAATTCTATCTGCTTTGTTTCTTTTTGCCTGTGCTGTTGTTCTTCTGTTTATTGCTTCTAGATTGGGTAAAATAATATCATAAGTTGAGTCATCTTCGTCTAGAAAACTACAATATGTCATCTTTGAAGCATGAATTTGCTTCAGAAGGTCTTCGTTGTTAAGATATTTCTTTCTTTTCATCATGTTTGGAGATTCCTTTTATATGCGTACATTATAACATCTATAAATACTTATGCAACCAGAAAGTGAATTAAAATGGCAATAAATCAGGGCAGTTTAAGAGGTAATGTAAAAACCTCTGCTACAACACAATTACCAGGTGATATAAACAGCAGTGCAGATGGATTACTCAGCAGAGTTATTCCTGGCGATAGTCGTTTGGCAAGAGCAGGTAGGAGTTTTTTAGGCAGTGCCGCCAACAGATTAATCTCTGCTGGATTGAAAGCAACTGGTGGTGATGAGGTAATAAACAGTATTCTCAACACAACAACTTTTACTGGTGGTGATGACCACAGAGCAAAAATAAGTTTAAGTCCTGGTGCCACTAACATACTGTATAAAGATTCAAGTAATATATTATTGAGACCTTTGTTAGACACAAATGGTATTGTGTTTCCATACACACCTACTGTGAACGTGAGTTACAGTGCAAACTATGGTGGAGCACATCCTATGCACAGCAACTATGCACAGCATTCTTATGCAAACAGTGATGTCAGTGCTATAAATGTTGTGGGTCAATTCAGTGCCAACAACACAGCAGAAGCAAATTATGTACTTGCAGTGTTGACAATGATCAAAAGCAGTACCAAATCATTTTTTGGACAAGATGCAAACAGAGGTACACCTCCTCCAGTGTTGCGTTTCAGTTACAACGGTCCATTTATGTTCAACAGTGTACCTGTGGTGGTGCAAAACAGCACAATGGATTTTGAAGGCACTGTAGATTATATTGAAACAAACATAGTTGGTGGTAACGGAGCCAGTAATAAAACATTGGTACCAACACTGATGACAATTAATATGACACTGCTACCAATAGTAAGCAGAACACAACAACAGAGTTTTGGACTACAAAGATATGCACGTGGAGAATTAATTGGAAACAAAAACGGAATAGGAACATTACCATAATGGCTATAGAATACAGAGCAGATTCACCTTATTTTCAAACTGAAATGTCCGGTTCAACAGTTAACGGATATTTAGGAGTTATGAACTATAGGCCTATATTGCCTGCTGTAGATGATACACTTCATACCCTAACCAAAGTACATGAACATAGACCAGATCTATTGGCTTTTGACTTGTATGATAACGCAAATCTTTGGTGGGTGTTTGCCACAAGAAATAGAAATGTAATAGTAGATCCTATTTGGGATTTTGTTGCTGGAATAAAAATATACATACCCAAACGTGAAACAATCAATAACAGTCTAGGAATATAACATGGCCAATCCAAACGACAAGGACACAGTTCAATTTGGTGCAGACTTTGACTCAATTCCTATTCCTAACAACAGCATCAATAATAAACAAAAAATAGTTGAACAAGATTTTACTGATTTTGGAGGTAATTTTCGCACACCAGGTATTAATGCAAATGCTATTGAAGAAACCACAGCGACAAATAGAGTTTTTGTAGATGACTCAGAATACCAAACAAACAATTATCTCACTGGCAATCAAATAGATGATTATTCAGACTTTGGTGATTTACCTAATTTATACAACATAAGTCCAAATATATCACAAGCAAAGAAAACAATAAAAGCAAATGGCGGTGCAACAAAATCACAAACAGCAACAGCACAAAAAGGTGTATTTAATCAAAACATTAACAACATTACAATTAATCCTCGCAACAATGTGTTGAATGGCTTTGCCAGTTACACCTACAACATTGAATTATACATGATGGATTTGAACACATACGTAAGAATGGTCAAATCACCTCGTGAATTTTCAAGTTTACCCAAGACACTGTTGATGAGAAGTGGTGGATTAGGTCCTGATACATCTCCTGACGCAGACATAGATTTTTACATACAGGATTTATCATTTGAAAATGTTTCAGCCAGTCCAAATGTTTTGACATCAAACACCAATTCTACTGATATAAAAATGAGTATTGTTGAACCAAGAGGTACAACACTACTAGAAAGATTGAGGACTATTGCTGGACGAAGCAATATTAAAGATCAACATTATATACATGTTCCTTATGTGATAAGAATAATTTTCAAGGGTTATGATGTAAATGGAACTGCCAGCAACAACATTATACCACCAATACACATTCCGATGCGTATAACTGACTTTACATTTGATGTGGACAATGAAGGTGCACAATATGTTATCAAAGGTATCCCATTTCATCAAAATTTACAAACTAAAGCATCCAATACAATACCTATCAATCTACAGGTGAAGGCCACAAATGTAAATGATGTATTCAAAGGAAAACTTAGTAAGTTTGAAAATGTAGATGATATTGGAGAAGAAGAAAATAACATTGCTGGTGGTGAAGTGCAAAAAAGCAACAAAGAATATGTGGGGTTAGGAGATGCACTTACAGATCATTACAAAAGTCTAACACAACCAAAAGAAAAAATTGTAAAAGGCAGTGATGGAAAACTACGTAAAGAAATAGTTCCTAGTGATCATGAACTGTATGATGAATACAAATTTAATTTTGCACAAGAACTGGCAAATTCAAAACTTGACAGAGATGCATTTAATCCTGAAAACAGTCCACAAAAGCAAAAAGGCAAACAAAGTCAATTTGACAGTTACAGAGACAACTACAAAAAAGTTGCTAGTATAGACAAAGAGACACAATTATTTCGTATTAACAACGGTACAGACATTAGTAAATTAGTCAACGGTGTATTGATAAACAGTGATTATATTCCAAGTAATATTACAGAAGAAATCAATCAAAATCAAGGAAACAAACCTATAAAATGGTTTAAGGTTAAACCAAAAATAGAAGAAATCAAAGGTTTTGACAAAAAAGCCGGACGTTATAAATTTAAAACAAGATATGATGTTACCCCACAGGCTATATTTTATAACGATTATCCTTGGGCACCTAACAGTAAACCAAATGGTATAGGTGTGCATAAAATTTACAATTACATATATACAGGATTAAATGTTGATGTGTTGGATTTTAGATTTAAATTTAGCACTGCATTTTTGCAGACAATGACAATAGGCACAGGTAACATTGCAAACAAACTACCTGGTGGTGCATTTGCTCCTCAGATAAACAACGTTCCACAACCTAAAGAAGGTGCTATAAACAGTTCACAAAATACCAAACAGGAAAGAGCAAAAGATCTTTTCAGTACAGTGATGTATCAAGGTGTTGACCTTGTAGATTTGGATTTGACAATAATTGGTGATCCTGCATACCTTCCTACTGCTGACAGTTTTTGGATGGACAAAGAGTACAAAAATCAAATGTACACAACACCCTTTATGCCAGACGGTACTATAAATTATGATCTTACACCACCATATGTGCAGGTAAATTTGAAAACTCCTATCGACTATGATGAAACAACTGGATTAGCAGTACCTGGAAATAATGGCAAATATACAGGCAGTGAATTCAGTGGTGTGTATCAAGTCACTAATATAAAAAGTACTTTCAGTGGTGGAGTGTTTGAACAAACACTCACTGGATTTAGAACAAGAATGCAACCTGTACAGCAGGGTGTGGCCAGAGATTTGTATTCAGCACAGTACAACAGTCAGTTTAATGCACAAGGCAAAGACAGTTTGTTAAGTACTATATTCAGAAACATTCTCAAAAATAATCCAACATCTCCAAGTGTAAGCACTGGCAGTAATGTTGTTAACACAATCACAGGTATTATCACTGATACACTTAATAACAACAATTCAACAGAGATAAACCAGTCCAACAATGTTAATACCAGAACTGTATTTGTAGATGACACTGAAGTTTTAGTAAATGAAAATGTGGATAGATTCAATAACAAAGATGTAGATCCAATCGACTGGATAGTGGGGTAAAATATGTCAGAATTAAACATAAGTGCAGTTGGCAGTAAAGGTGGTGACAGTACCTTTCATAAAGGAACTGCCCGAGGCCAACGTCAAGAACATGGTATTGTACTAGGTATTGTAAAGAGCAACAGTCATCCTAGTAGAAGTGGAATATTAAATGTGTTTGTGCCAGAGTTTGGTACCACAGGAGTTAGTGGTGGTAAGAAACTAGAAGAAGACAGTAGCCAATGGAGGCAGGTGCAGTATGCAACACCTTTCTACAGTAGAACAGAAACTATTGGTGATGCCAACAATGCATTGAGTGTTAAGAATACAGCAGGTTTTGTATACCCTTGTCCAGACATAGGCACAACAGTACTTTGCTTTTTTCCACATGGTAATGATGATAATGGATTTTGGTTTGCCGCTGTACCTGATACTTATATGTTACAGTCATTGCCTGAATCATCAACATCAGATAATTTAGAACCCAACGCAATTGGACTAACCAGAGGAAAAAAAGGACCTGCTCTTGACTACAATGATTTGGTTGAGTCAGGAAATAAAAATGCAGTTGGTGATTTTTTGAAACAAAAAAGACCATTAGATTTTTTTACAGCACAACATTTAAAAGTTCAAGGATTAGATCAAGATGAACTACGTGGCTTGTCCACTAGTTCTTACACCAGGGAAACTCCTAGTGAACTAATAGGACTTACATCAAAAGGTAGACGTGTTGACAGTAATACCAGAGACTTAACTTCTTCACCAACAGTAAAGTCTGCACTAGAAAATGACGCAGGTACAATCAGTGACCCTGAACTTTTAACATTACCAAAATATCGTAGAAAAGGACACAGTTTTGTGCTTGATGATGGTGATGTAGATGGAAAATCAAATCTAATCAAACTCAAAACCAGTAAAGGTCATCAGATAATATTAGACGATACAACTGGATTTTTGTACATTAATAACAGCAACGGTACTGCATGGATAGAAATGGCACCAAATGGATTGACAGATGTATATAGTGCTCAGAGTGTTACAGTAAGAAGTAGAGATATAAATTTTCACGCAGACAACAATATAAAATTTCATGCCAAAAATCAAATGCAATTTGTTGCAGAAAACTACATGCATGTGGAAGGTTCCAAATTACTCAACATGTACTCTGATGGAAATGCATTTTTATTTGGAGGCAGGGGCATAGATGCAAAAAGTGGTGGTAGTGCTAATCTAGAAGGATCTGCAACTGTAAACGTCAAAGGTGGAAGCAGTGTTAATATTGATGGTGGGTGTGTAAGTTTAGGAAGTGGTGCTGGCTCGGCAGCCAAACAGAATAGAGCATCAGAAAAAGCACTACAAGACACACAACAAGACAGTCAAGGTTTTTGGATAGGAAACAAAGTAACATCTTCAACTGTTGATAGATTAACAACACATGAACCTTTTCCATATCATGGAGAAGTATCTCAATCAACAAATGCAGTAATAAGTCCAGTGGTCAACAACACTTCACAGTACAATGTTGGAATCAGAGAAGGTACACAGCCTGACGTAAAAGATGATGGAATAATTAAAACCCTGTCGGCTTTTAATGCAGAAGAAATTGATCCAACAAGTTTTATTAAACAACCTACTGCTGGCACTGGAATAGGAAAACTAGGTTACAAGGCTGTGGATGCTGTGTTAACAGGACTTACTGAAAAAGTTGGCAGTGCATTCAAGTACACCAGTGTAGAACCAATTACAAACGCACTAGGCAAATATGCGTTTACAGCCAAAGATTTAATCAGCAAAGGTTATGTCAGTCCTGAAGTTGTATACAACAAAGAACTAGATAGTCCACATGTATGGAAAGGCAAAAATGGCATCAACAACAAGTTTGATTTTTTAAACAATTCATTTGAACAAGAAAATTTAATAGTGCAAAAAACAGTTGATGTTTATCAAGAATGCTACAACAATGGTAGTATACAAAAAGATGACAGCACTGATTTTATAGGCGGAATGCTAACAGTTGCATTGGGTATTGGTGCTAATGCGGCAAAAAAATACAGAGAAGGCAGCAGTCTAAGTGAAGCACTAGTCTCAGGTACAACCAGTTTTGCTATTGATAACATTGACCAAGAAGCAAGTAGTCTTTTTCAAAAGGGTTTGAGTGCGATTGCACAAGTTGACCCAATTACTGAAGTACCACCTGGAGCAACAAGATTTACAGGAACTTACAATGAAAAAACACAGAGACTTGTCAACATCAATGGACAAACTTATGTGGTAGATATTAGACCAAGGAGAACAACATCTGGTGGCGGTGGCGGTGGCGGTGGCAATGGCGGAGACAACGACTTCGGTCCAGGACAACAAGGTGGTGGCTTAGGCGGAAACGAGTTTGGTAGTGCAGACAGTGGCGTTGGACAAGGCGGTGATCCTGGTGGTACAGGAGGAACATAATGGCAACATACAGAGGATTTAACACAATAGGTAGAGATTTTGGTGCTGTGTCTATCAGTGATATAGAACTTGTGAAAAGAGATTTATTAAATCATTTCAGCATTCGCAAAGGTGAAAAACTGCAAAATCCAAATTATGGCAGTAGTATACATGATCTAATCATGGAACCATTGACTGAAGAAGTTAAAAGTTTAATCACAGATGAAATTAACAATGTAATCAATTCAGATCCTAGAGTTGTTGCACAAGGTATAATCATAGATGAATTTGCAAATGGTATACAGGCACAGGTCAATTTATTGTATAGATTAACAGATCAAACAGAAACAATGCTGTTTTCATTTAATAAACAAGATGGCACTGTTTCATAATATACTGTTATAATTTACATAATAAATATAAAATAGCATAGGATTTACTGATGGCAATTACAAGACAAAGCAATTTATTCGCAAGTGAAGACTGGAAAAAAGTTTATCAATCTTTCAGAGATATAGACTTCCAGAGTTATGATTTTGAAACCATAAGAAAAAGTATGGTGGACTATCTCAGAACATACTATCCAGAAGACTTTAATGATTTTATCGAAAGCAGTGAATATATTGCACTTGTAGATTTAATTGCATTCTTGGCCCAAAGCACAAACTTTAGAACAGATCTGAATGCCAGAGAAAACTTTTTAGAAACTGCAGAAAGAAGAGACAGTGTACTTAAACTTGCAAGGATGCTTTCTTACTTCCCAAAAAGATCACAGATATCCAGAGGTATATTAAAAATTACAAGTGTTGCTACAACAGAAAGTGTGCTTGACAGCAACAATGTTAATTTAAGAAACACACCTGTGTTTTGGGGAGACACTGCTAATCCTGACTTTTTAGAACAATACACTACTATACTGAATGCGGCTTTTGTCAGCACACAAAAATTTGGAAATCCTAGTAACAGCAAAACAGTTGCAGGTATAAAGAATGAAGAATATCAGTTGAATCTAACTCCTAACACTATTCCGGTGTATGGATTTACATCAACAGTCAGCAATAGAAGTTTAGACTTTGAACTTGTGAATGGTACATACAGTGGTGAAGACTTTTTGTATGAACAAGCACCAAAGCCTGGAAATACATTTAATTTAATTTATAAAAATGATGGCAGAGGATTTAACAGCATCAACAGTGGCTTTTTTATGTATTTCAAACAAGGAGTACTACAGAGTGTTGATTTTAATGTTGATGAAAGTTTACCCAACAGAGTCGTTGAAGTAGATGTCAATGATATTGATAATAACGATGTCTGGTTATACAGTATTAACAGTGCAGGTGATGAAGATGTTAAATGGACAAAAGTTCCAGCAGTAACTGGTACAAATGTAATTTACAACAGTTTAAGCGAAACAACTAGAACATTGTATAGTGTAAACAGCAGAGCCAATGATCAAATCAGCCTTGTGTTTGGTGATGGTGTGTTTACACAAATTCCTGTAGGAAATTACAGAGCATACTTTAGAACAGGCGTAGGACAAACATATAAAATACTTCCTGAAGAAATGAATGATGTAGAAATAAGCATTCCATACATCAGTCATGCCAATCAGTTAGAAACACTAACAATTAGTCTTAGTTTACAAACAACAATCAACAATGCAACAGCAAGAGAAAATTTAGCAGACATCAAAACAAAAGCACAGCAACAATATTACACACAGAATAGAATGGTGACTGGTGAAGACTATCAGATTATGCCATTTACCAGTTTTAGTGATGTACTAAAAAGCAAAGCAGTCAACAGAACTGCAAGTGGTGTCAGTAGATATCTAGATGTTAGAGATACCACAGGCAAATACAGTAGTACTAATATTTTTGCTGAAGATGGAATATTTTACAGAGAAGAAGTATTGAAAAGTTTTAATTTTACTTTTGTCACCAGCAGTGATATCAGTAACACAATCAGTACAAGTATTGAGCCTGTAATACTCAACAACGAAACTAAACATTTTTATTATAAAAATTTCACAAGAATTAACACCAGTGCATTAAATTATTCATGGAATCAAACCACTAAAAGCACAGGCACTACCACAGGTTATTTCAAAGGTAGTGATGGTGGTGTACAACAAGTAGGTGGCTTTACCAGTAGTAATATGAAATATGTTAAAGTTGGTGCATTGGTTAAATTTACAGCACCATCTGGAAAAGTTTTTGATGTTAATAACAATTTAATCACAGGAACAAGTGGTACTGTAAACACAAAAGATTACATATGGGCAGGAGTAAGTGCAGTAGTTGATGATGGTACCAATCAAGGATTGGGAAATTTATCAAGTGGTCTAGGACCAATAACACTCAGTGAAGTTATACCTAGTGATGCTGTAATCAGCGAAGTCATTGCTCCATGGAATACAACACTAAGTTCAAGTGTAAAATCTAGCATGATCACAAATATCAGTGAATTTAGAACTTTTGGTTTGCGTTATGATGTAGAAACACAAGAGTGGGCAATCATTACAGGAAGTAATTTAAACACAGCAGAGACTTTTAGTACAATCAACACAGGCAGTGTAGCAGGTACTGGATTAGACAACAGTTGGATTTTTCTATTTACAAATGATGGTGCCACATACACAGTGAAATATCGCAGAACAAGTTATATATTTGAAAGTGTACTAGAAACAAGATTTTATTTCGATAATGACTTGAAAGTATTTGATCCACGTACAGGAAGAACCATTAAAGATAAAGTTAACATTCTAAAAGTTAATAGCAAACCAGATGATAACGTTAATCTAGGTGTTGATTATCCTCTTAACATTGATGATAGGATTGTTGAAACAGATGGATACACAGTTAGTGAGAGAATCAAAGTAACATTTAGTGATACTGACAGTGACTCAACTGTTGATGACCCAGATGTATTTGATATAATTGTTGCTCCTGATACAAACAGTGCAACAAAAGTTGTGTACTATCAAACAAGCACTGACAGTAATGGGTATGCTATCTATACACCAATTGCTAATTCAAGTGTTGAAAGTCTTTATCCTACACTTGCACAAATCAATGAAGTGTTAACAACATACAGTAATGGACAAATTTTTTATGCAAGTACTCCTAAAAAGTTTTACAAATTAACTGTTAGTGCATCTAATGTAAGAACAGTTGCTGAAGACACAAGTTATTTTACTAAAACAGGAAGAAGTGATATACTTTTCCAATACACCCATAACAGTCCAAACAACAGAAGAATAGATCCTGCACCAACAAACATTGTGGATTTATTTTTGTTGACCAACGGTTACAACACAGATTTTAGAAATTACATACAGGATATAACAGGACGCATTACGAAACCAGTGCCTCCTACAACAACTGAACTCAGAGACAGTTATGGCAGTTTAGAAGATACAAAAAGTGTTAGCGACAGTATTATTTTCAACAGTGTAAAATACAGACCATTATTTGGAAGCAAAGCAGATGAGGAACTACAAGCACAATTTAAAGTTGTAAAAAATCCATCCAGTTTGGTCAGTGACAGTGAAATAAAAGAAAGAATTATCACAGCAATAAACAATTACTTCGCAGTAGAGAATTGGGATTTTGGAGATACATTTTATTTCAATGAAATGAGTTCATACCTAGTGTCTGCACTAAGTCCGGATCTTTTGAGTATTGTCATTGTTCCAAAAAGTTCATCCAGTGCTTTTGGAAGTTTATTTGAGATACAAGGACAACGAGATGAAATTTTCATCAACAGTGCAACAGTAAATGATATATCTGTAATTGACAAAATTACAGCGGTACAATTAACAGCAACAGGAACAGTTGTCAATGCTAGTACAAGTAATATTGCAACAGAATCTGTAAGTGCAGGTACAACTTCTAGTACATCTATAAACACTAGCAGTAATACAACTACAACGTCTACTAGCAGTAGTTCAAGCAGTAGTTCAAGTAGTTCTGGATCTAGCGGAGGCGGTAGCGGAGGTTATGGTTACTAATGGCTATTAGAAAAACTAGTACACTATTACCAGGTGTCTTTCAAACAAATAAAAACAAAAAGTTTTTAAATGCCACGACAGACCAACTGTATAGTGAACCTAGCAAAAAGAGACTAAGTGGATTTATAGGCAGAAGAGATGCATTAAATCGTACTGCTAAAGATTCCTATTTGACCGAAATAGATGTAGAAAGACAAAACTATCAACTGGAACCTTCTGTTGTATATAAAAACAGCAGTAATACAGTAGAAAGTGTATCAACTTACATAGATTATTTGAACAGTATCAAATATTATGGAGAAGATGCTGTTAATCACGACAGTCTTTTCAAACAAAAATACTACAATTACAGTGGATTTGTTGACATAGATAAATTGGTCAATTACGGTGAGTACTTTTGGTTACCCAGTGGACCAGATAGTGTGCCAGTGTACACCAACATTGTGCCTACAACCAAAAGTTTTACAGTGTATAGAAGCACAGATCCAAATGAAAAAAGTTTTAGATTTGACAATGAAACATCAGACGAAAATCCAATAGTATATCTTGCACGTGGCGGAAGTTATACATTTGAAGTAAATCAACTAGGACATCCATTTTGGATACAAAGTGAATCAGGTACAACAGGTATCAGTGCCGCACAAAAAAATATCAGCACCAGAGAAGTGCCTGGAGTGACCAACAATGGTGATGACGTTGGCACCATAACATGGACAGTACCACAAAAAGACAGTCAATTGTACTATACAAACATGCCTGTAGCAACCACTGTTGATTTAGCATACAATGGAACATACAGCAGTATTCACAATCAATTATTGAGTAATTTTGCAGATGGAATTGATTCCTTTACAGAGATTGTTGGAAAAAATATTATTTTCATCAACAACAGTGTGGTTGAAACTGATTGGGAAGTTGGTGCTTTATATGATGCTGAAGGATTTGATAGCGGAACACTTGAAGGTGATACAGGAACTTTTGATCCAGTAACAGCACTTACTCCTGACGCAAGACGTAGAGTTTACAAAATTACAACAGAATCTATACGTGGTGTAGATGTTATAAAATTACAAGAAGTCAGCAGTGTAAGTAATCTCAACAGAGTAAAAATCAATAATGGTAAAGCATATGGCAACAGACAGTTTTATCGTGATGCTGAAGGTTTTTATCAAATTGTTCCACCTTTGGTTGCTGAACAAGACACATTTTTTTATGCTGATGCAACAGATTCAACTAGATTTGGAACAATAAAACTAGTTGAAATAGATGCACAACCAAATTTAGATATAAATGATATTATAACAAGAAGTGAATTTACAAGTCCAAACGGAGTTACATTTACTAATGGACTAAAAGTGGCATTTGATAGCAGTGTGACACCTACCAGTTATGCAAACAAAGAATATTATGTGGAAGGTGTAGGAACAAAAATTGATCTTGTGCCAGTAGATGAATTGATATCTCCAGAAACATTTATTACAACTGCCAGTGAACCATATGACAAGAGTGGTTATGATGAAACTGGTTTTGAGGGAAGTAGAGCAGAACCTCTTGAACAAGATTACATTGTAATTAATAGAGCAAGTAATGATAGAAATCCATGGAGTCGTATAAATCGTTGGTTCCACAGAGATGTAATAGAGAAAACCGCGGTGTACAACGATTACACGCTAATTATAGATGATGATAAAAGAGCAACAAGACCTATTATTGAATTTTTGCCTGGACTTGAACTTTATAATTTTGGACAAGTTGGTATTGCACCTGCAGATATTGTAGATACAACACAAACAGATGCACTGTCTAATGTAAATGGTAAAATAGGATATTTCAGCGATGGCATAGAACTTGCACCTGGAATGACAATAATTTTCACTAAAGACGCTGATGCAGATGTAAGAAACAAAGTATACACAATAAGTTTAATAGATGAAGATAATGTTGCTAGTACAGATAAAATTATACAGTTAACAGAAACAAGCACAGTTGTTGCAAATAACGTTGTAGTTAGTACACTAGGTGCAACAAATCAAGGCAAAAGTTTTGTGTATCAATCTACAGGCGTCTGGAAAGAAACACAGCAAAAAACTGCACTTAACCAAGAACCTCTTTTTAATTTAAATGATCAAAATCATGTTAATTTTGATGACGAAACAACATATCCAAGCAGTACTTTTGCAGGATCTAAACTGTTCAGTTATAAAAGAAACAGTAGTGCATCTGCAGATATTGTGTTGGGATTTGGTCTAAGTTATAGGAATTTAAACAACATAGGCGACATACTTTTTGACAATAACTTTGAAACTGATACATTTCAATACACCAAAGATGGAAAATTAGTAAATGTTATTTTACGAAGCGGACATGCACATCAGTTTGACAGCAGTAATGTTAGGACTATTGTCAATGGTTGGACAGAAATTGCACAAGAAAGTAAGCAATTTCAAGTGTACAACTACACAGTAAACGAAAATAATCTTACAAAATTTGATTATGAAATTCCGTACACCATAGACACAGAAAAAAATATCAAAGTATTTGTAAATGGAAAAATTATCAAAGACAGTGAGTATACTATAGGTAGTGATTACACTGTTAATTTTGCAACCAATAGGACTGTTGGTGATATTGTTACAATAAAAATCTACAACAAGGACATCAAAGGAAAAAACAGTTACTACGAAATACCAGATAACCTAGAAAATAACAGTAACAATGCAAACTTTACAACACTTACACTTGGACAAATGAGAAATCATCTCAGTGTTATTAGTCAGCACATTGTAGAGTTCAGTGGTTCAACACCAGGATTCAGTAACATCAGAGACCTGCCATATAGCAAATACAAAGGAAAAATTTTACAGCACAGTGCAGGTGCAATTTTGCCAATTTACATGATGACAAATCCACATGTAAATGTAATACCTGCTATAGATTATACCAAAAATGAGTACACTAGATTTAAAAATAAATTTATTGAAAACTTAAACACACTAGATCTAGACTTGACAAATAAATCAAAAACTGTTGACGATATTTTATCATCTATGGTTGGCGGAAAGACAGATGTATTTCCATTTTTCTACAGTGATATGGTGCCTTGGGGTAACACAGGAACAACCACTACTCACACAGTAGATGACACAAGTGAAACATTTTTTACATTCAACAGTCAGTTCGATCTTGACACTGAATCCAGACAAGGTGTTTTAGTTTACATCAACAATGAATTGAAAGTATTTGGTATAGACAATGATTATACTTTTGACACAAGTGAAGGTGCAGTAATTTTTACAAGCACAGTAAGTCTTGCTGTTGACGATGTTGTAAAAATTGTTGAATACAGCAACACCAATGGAAACTTTATACCACCTACACCAACAAAATTAGGATTGTACAATAAATTTGTGCCACAAAAAATCACAGACACTAGTTATGTTGTTGATCAAACTGTTATTATAGGACATGATGGTAGCAGATGGGTTGGGTATGGAGACATTCGTGATGATATTATACTAGAACTTGAAAAAAGAATTTACAACAATATAAAAACAAACTACAATAGAAATTTAATTGATTATGCAGAAGTTTTACCAGGCTATTTTAGAAACACCACTAGTGAATTAAGTAAAGTCAACAGAATAATCAACAAATATTTCCAACAATGGAGTAATAAAAACAGTATTGCTATCAACAGCACTACTGTATTTGATGCAGATCAACCATTTACATGGAACTATAAAAATGCTGTAGAAAAAACCAACAGCAGTAGATTGCCAGGTTATTGGAGAGGCATTTACAGATGGTTTTATGACACTGAAACTCCAAACACCACACCATGGGAGATGCTGGGTTTAAGTGTAAAACCTAATTGGTGGACCAACAGATATGGCCCTGCACCTTATACATCAGGTAACAGTATTCTTTGGGAAGACCTACGTGATGGAAAATTATACAGTGATGCAAGTGGCACTGCTTATACAGTATTAGAAAAATACAAACGTAGCACACTTTTAGATTTTATTCCAGTAGATGAACAAGGTGCGTTGAAAAGTCCTGCACAGTTTTTAAGTGTCGATGCCACAAGTGCAAACACAAGTGACAAGTTTATTTTTGGTGATGGTGATCCTGTTGAAACTGCATGGAGAAGAAGCAGTGAATGGCCATATGTTGTACAGATTGTAGCAATGTTGAGAAAGCCTGCTAAGTATGGAACTTTAATGTTTGATACTAATCTGTTTGATACAAATCAGACAGGATGGACACAGATATTACAAAAAACAAAAGCATACAGACCTACTCTCACAGAATTTTACATCAACAGTGGAACTAGACAGACGCTAGGATACAATCAATTTGTTGGTGAGTATGGTACATATCTTGGTGTAAATGTTACAGACCTACAAACAAGAATACAAAACTTAAATGTAAATCTTGCATACAAACTTTCAGGATATGCAGACAAAAGTTTCTTGAGAGTTGTGGCAGAAAATGCAACACCTACAAGCACTCAACAAAACACATTTATACCTGATGAAGATTATGAATTGATAACACATAAATCTACACCATTGGAAAAAGTATCTTACAGTGGTGTGCAGGTTATTAAAAGAGCAAATGGTTTTGAAGTACAAGGTTACGATTTAGATTATCCATTTTTTAATATTGTGCCTAGCACAAGAAGTGCAAACAGTAATTTACACAGTGTGGGTAATATAAGTTATGTTGAATATAAAGATTTTGAAAACACAATAGTTGGTATTCCGTATGGTACTGTTATACAAACACCACAACAGATGTTTGATTTCTTGATAGCATATCAGCGTTGGTTAAAGTTAAAAGGCATAAAATTTATTGATGCTTTAGGCAATGGGATGCCACAGGATTTAGTGTTAGCGGCAAAAGAGTTTGTGTTTTGGAACGATCAACAGTGGCCAATAGACAGTGTTATTACCTTAAGTCCTATATTTGATAGAATACAAGTAGAAAGACAATACACCACTGTAGATGATATTTCTAAGACTGGATATTTACGTAACGAAAATAGACAGTTGATTAGACCAAAAAACTATGATGTCAGTAGAATTGGTAACACCACAGACATATTTGTTAACACTGATGAAGAAAACATCTATGCTGTAAGTGTTGATCCTATTCAGTATGAACATGTTGTTGTGTTCAACAACAAAACTATTTTCAGTGATGTTATCTATCAGCCAGAACTAGGCAGTAGACAAGATAGATTAAAATTAATAGGTTTCAAGAGTGGTGATTGGGATGGTACAATTCATGCTCCAGGATTTATTATAAATGATAATATCTATGACATCTGGGTCGCTAATCAAGATTATAAAAAAGGTGATATAGTTACCTATAGAAATCTTGTGTATGTTGCTAAACTTGATCATACAGGTCAATCAAAGTTTGATTTTGAATATTGGAAACAAAGTGATTTAAAAACTGGATTACTGCCAAATCTAAACAACAGAAGTACCCAATTAGAAAACTTCTATAACATAGACGATTTGAATTTAGAAAATCAAGTAGACCAAGTAGCAAAAGGTCAACTTGGATTTAGAAAAAGAGACTATTTAGAAAATTTAGGATTAGATGATATCAGTCAAGTTAAATTTTATCAAGGACTTATTGGAGCAAAAGGTAGTACCAGTAGTATCAATAAATTGATCAATGCAAATCTAACAAACTACGATCAGAGTATTAATTTTTATGAAGAATGGGGATTTAGAGTAGGTGAATATGGCAGTACAAGAAGTAACCAAATAATAGAAATTGCAATTGATGAAGCAACTGCACAAGCCAATCCAAATGTTATACATTTTCATGAAGATGGTGAAGTACACACAACAACTGTCAATCCTAACCATAATCATTACAGCGAAAAAGATTTATACAAAGTACCAGCAAACTATAATGCAAGTGTTTTTAAATTACAGGATACTACAACACACACAAACAATGAAATACAAGATGCCGGATATGTTAGACTTGATGATATTGAATACACAAGTTACAACATTGACAATTTAAAACAACTAGATGCAAACAAATCACTAGTGGGCAGAGGCGATAAAATTTGGTTTGCTAAAAGTGGTGCAACTTGGGATGTCAGACGTATTCAAGAGACAAGGGCAAATTTACTGTCAGTTGATGTTAGTGCTGTAGACAATCAAGTTAGATTTAATTTTGACAGTGATCATAATTTAGTAAAAAATGATTGGTTCTTTATACAAAGTACATTTACTGTGGGAGGTTTTCACAAAGTTGTAAATGTTGCTTCACCAACCAGTGTTATTGTGCTAGGGTTTACTACTGAAGTAGGAGTTCAAGGTATAAAAGAACCTCTGTTTAAAGTGGCAACAAGTAGATTTACACAATTAAAAGATGTCAGCACAGCAACTCCTTTAATGGGATGGAACCAAGGTGAAAAGGTTTGGGTGGACAGTGATGAAAATAACAAATGGGCAGTCTTTTACAAAAACGAACCATTCAGTAGCACAGGTACCAAAAGTACATCAGGTGTTGTAGCAAATGGCAATTTAGGTCAAGCAGTAGCAATTAGCCAAGGTGCCAGCCAAGCACTGGTTGGTGCACCACAAAGCAGTACAGGTAAAGTTGTGCCTTATAACAGAACAACATCAGGTGGAGCATTACAAGAAGCAAACAGTATAACAGTTGCTGATATAAGCAGTAGTGTAGATAGTTTTGGAGCCGCAATAGGCCTAGGACTACAGTATGCGGCTATAGGTGCTCCTGATACAGCCACTGATAAGGGTGCGGTGTTTGTTTATAGTGTTGGAAGTGATGGTGCTTTAACACATTTCCAAAGTATTATTGGAGCCGCAGGCGAAAACTTTGGAACACAGGTTCATGTGACTGGAAATGATAGATACATGTTTATTACTGCTCCTGGTGATAACAAGATTTACACCTATCAGTATGAAGCATTGTCTACAACATTGCAGAGAAACTACACAGCCACTGGTGATGCTAGTACCACTGAATTTGCATTAGGTTTTACTCCTGTGCATGTCAGTGCTTTGAATGTGCTTGATAGTAATGGCAAAGTATACTTTCCAGGCAGTGATTTTACAATCAGTAGCAGTAATATTACTTTTACAACTGCACCAGCAAATGGCATAAAGGTTGTTGTTAGACAAAACAGTTATTTTAGACAGACAGATTCTGTGACTGTTGCTGGAATCGGTGGTAGTGATGCTTTAGGTACCAGTTTAGACGCAACATACGAAGGTAATACATTTGTTGCTGGTGCTCCTTATGCCACAGTTGATAGTGTATCAAACGCAGGACAGGCTCATGTATTTGATCAAGTGATTGAAACTTTTATAGGTGATGCTGTTACGACTGCTTTTACAACCACTACAACACTCCCAACAGTTGGTATTACAGTTAAGAAAAATGGCATTATACAAACACTAACAACTGGTGAAGCAGGTGGTGATGGAAGTTCAGATGGATTTTACAGTAGGGCAGGAAATGTAATCACAATGAGAGCAACACCAAGTGATGGTGATGTAATTGAAGTGTTTACAGGTACATGGGAACTTACACAAACAATAGACCAAGACGGGTTTGGAGGACAAACAGTTACTGACAGTGAGAACTTTGGATTTAGTGTTGGTATTGATACTCAAGGCAGTTACGTTGCTGTAGGTTCACCAGGCGAAGATGAAATTAATCCAAACACAGGAAGTGTTTTAGTATATGTGAACACAGCCAAACGTTATGGAGAGATTACAAGCATTGATGGTACATATGCTACCACAAGCAGTGATAGTATTTTTGTTAATGGCAGAGAAGTATCAGTCAGTGACACAAGCACAGATCCTAACAAGTTGGTTACAGATATTGTTAACGCAAATATTCCTAATGTGACAGCAGAAAATGTAAATGGTCAAATTAAAATCATCAGTACAAACACAGCAGTAGATAATAAATTAACAGTTACTAAAGGTGTAGGTGATACATTATCAGAAGCAGGAATTAAACCATTTACATTTATACAAAAAATTACACATCCTCTGCAGGCCGAAAATGAAAACTTTGGTAGATCAGTTGCATTTGACAAATATGTAGACAACAGAAACGGAAAAACTTACACTTACAATCTTGTGGTCAGCAGTGACAAAGCAAGTAGTGTGATAAGAACAAGATTTGATCTAAACACCATTCAAAACAGTGCAACATACAATCAGTACACAACTACATTTGATCAAAACAGCACACAATTTATTACTAAGAAACCAAACAGTGGTGCTGGATATGTTTATCAGTTGCTTGGTGCAAAGGATGAAAGTGTAACAAATCACAATCAATATGGTTTTGTACAACACCTAAGCAGTCAATACATAGATACAAATGACAGTTTTGGCAGTGCAATATCACTACAAGATAATGTACTTTTTGTTGGTGCAAAAGATGATGATGCACAAAAATCAGATGGTGGTAGTGTTTACGAATTTAAAAACACAAATAGACTAGATGGTTGGAGCAAATACAGAAGCCAAGACAGTAAAGTAGATGTAGATTGTATCAACAGAATTATGTTATACAACAAAGATTCTCAACAGATAGAGATTTTCTTAGATAATATTGATGGTGCAAAAGGTAAAATTGCAGGTGAGGCACTTGCAGAAATAGACTATATGACACCATATGATCCTGCTGATTACACAGAATCAAATACAACCAAAGGTGATTGGGTAAGTGATAAACTAGGAAGAGTTTGGTGGAATCTAGATACTGCAACTTATATAAATTATGAACAAGGCAGTGATGATTATAGAACACAATATTGGAATACACTGTTTCCAGGCAGTAGTGTAGATGTATATGAATGGGTAGAAAGTATTACTCCTCCACAGCAATATCAAGGAGAAGGTACTCCATTTGATATAACCAAATTTAGCACAGCACAAATATATAATGCCGCAACTAATACTGTTAACATAAGATATTACTTTTGGGTTAAAAACAAAGTAAGTGTGCCAGTAGAAAGTGCGTTTAGAAATATCAGCATAGACAGTGTTACAAAATTAATTGAAAATCCAAAGTCAGCAGGTGTTAGTTATTGTGGTGTTGTTGCAAAAGACCAAATTGCTTTGTTTAACTGTGAAAGTTTCTTTTCAGGTAAAGATACAATACTAAGTGTAGATTTTGATGTGGTGAAAAACAATCATGTGGTACACAGTGAATTTGAACTTGTAACAGAAAATGATGCAAATGGTATTGTTCCAAAAGTAATTTATGACAAATTAGTTGACAGTTTATCCGGAATAGATTCATTGGGCAACGCTGTTCCAGATCCATTTTTAAGTGACGCAGAAAAATATGGAGTAAGTTATAGGCCAAGGCAGAGTATATTTAAGAACAATAGACATGCTATTAAAGTAATGGTACAGTATGCAAATAAAGAATTAGCAAAACTACCTATCACAAGAAGTGCTAGTATTACAGGATTACAGCAAAAAGAAAGTATTCCTACAAGTGTTAGTGGTAAATGGAACAAACAAGTTGCAAGTATTGTAGAGAGAGATTTTCTAAACACAGCAATATTAGCCACAGGGTATAAAGTACTTGTGCTTGAAGATGAAAATAACGACAATTATTGGACAATATATAATTTAGATGCTACAAAAACTTGGAATCTAGTGCAAATACAGAGTTTTGATACCACAAGATATTGGAGTTATCAAAATTACTATTCTACAGGATACAATAATGCAAGTGTACCAAATTATCAAATTCAAACTGAAGCAGATCTACTGACACTTACATCAGCAGTAACAGGAGAAACAGCGAAAGTTTTAACAAATGATGATGGTAATTTTAGTTTCTTTGAACTAAAAAGTGATGGTACATGGTCTGAAGTTATAATTGAAAATGGCACAATACAATTCAGTAGTAAACTTTTTGATTATGACAGCACAGATGTTGGAACATTTGATGTGTTTGGCACAGCATTTGATCTTGGACAGTATGACAGAAACACAAGTCAAGAAGTACGTTACATTATTAAATCATTGAAAGATGATATTTTTGTTAATGAACTTGCTGTTAATTTTAACAAATTGTTTTTTAGATTGATTGAGTATGCACTTCATGAAACTGATAATCAACCAGATTGGGTGATCAAAACAAGTTTCTTAAAAGTTTTACACAAGGTTAGAAATTTAGATCAATATCCAACTTTCAAGTATGACAACCAAACTTTTATAGAAGACTTTATAAATGAAACAAAACCATACCATACAAAAATAAGAGAGTATGTGCCTAGTTATGCAAAACTTGATACATATGGCAGTGATGTAACTGATTTTGATGTACACAGTTATTATGACACAGTTGAAGGCAGATTTAGAAAGCCAGACGGTTCACTAACTGGAGATACAGCAAAACTAAGCGACGGATTGAATAAACCATGGAACGATAATTATGGATACAAACTTAGCAGTATTGTTATTCAATCAGGTGGCACTGGATATATTGTAAACCCAACAGTTACTATAAGTGCTCCACAACTAAGTGGCGGAGTAACTGCAACAGCAACAGCAATAACAAATGGTGATAAAATTATCAGAGTAAACATCACCAACTATGGTAGTGGTTATACACAAACACCAACTGTGACTGTTGAAGGTTCTGGCACTGGTGCAGATTTATTGCCTAGAATAGAAAATAACACAACAAGAGATTTTGATACAACACTGAAATTTGATCGTATCACATACAGTTCTACAGTTAAAGATTGGGCAAAGAACACTTCTTACAGTGTCAATGATATTGTTGCATATCAAAATACAACAACAAGAACACAAGAAGTGTACACAGTGACAACAGCATTTACAAGTGGAGATACATTTAGCACTGAAAACAGCAGTGGCACAACTGTAATGACAGTGTATGCTGATGAAGACTTTTCAACAGCCGCAGATAGAATAGCAGGTTACTATTATCCAAGTGAAGGAATGCTTGGTGATGATATTGGACTGTTACAAAATGGTACAACTTATCCAGGTAGTGTAATAGAAGGTCCTAGTTTTAGTGACGAGCCTGGATTTGATAGTGGCAACTTTGATACTGTGCAGTTTGATAGTTTTGAAATAGACACTGATGGCTTAACTGTTCTAGGTGGTGGAAGTTTACTTGACACAAAAATTGAAAGTTTGTTTACTGATCTAAGTCTAGGTCAACGTCCAGAAGATATTGACATTGATGGTGGAGCATTTGTTGACACATACAACAGCCATGCTCCAGAAGAACTAGTGCCTGGTAGAGTATTTGATACACTAGATATGGAAGTGTATACAGATCCAGGTGATGATTACGAAGCAAACGGAAATGGTTGGAGAAGCCAAGTAAAAAGTTTCTTAGGTGACGGAACCACAAGAACTTTTGCTTATGGACAAGAGTTTGGTTCAAAAACTGATTTTGAATTTCATATTGTATACATTGATACCACAAGACAGAGTACAGGTTATAATATTGACTACAGAGATCAAACAGTAAGTTTTGACACTGCTCCTACAGTTGGACAAACAGTACACATCTACAGTCATGCAGGTACTGGTGAAAAGATGACTGTTGATAAAACTTTTATAGCAGATGGAAGCACAAGTATATTTACACTAGGACAAAGCACAAGCACTATACAACAACTTTATGTTTTTGTAAATGGAGTATTAACAACCACATCATTCACAGGAGTTGACAACAGAACTGCTATATCCTTTTCATCAGCACCGCCACAAGGTGCTCACATACACATATTTGGATTTAATCAATCGTCTACCAGAGATGCAATGAGCATATTAAGTGTTGAAGATAAGTCTTTGACATCTGGTACATTGGTTTACAGTTTATCAAACACAATAAAATATGCACAGCCTATGGAAGGTAATGTTGTAGTTGAACTTGATGGTCATAGATTGAGACCTAGCAACACCGTATATCACACAGCAACAGGCAGTGAAACAAATTTTGCTATCAGCACAACAGCAGGAGAAAGTGCACCTGCAGGCATAGGTGATATAAGAGTAGCAAAAATATCTTCAGGTGTAACCACTAATCTTGTAGCCAATGATGATTACAGTTACAACAGTGCAACTGGAGAGGTAACACCAGTGGTACAGCCAAGCAATGGTGATATTATTATTGTAGGAAATGTTGCAAATGCAGAATACTTAATAAGTGCTGATGGTACAAGTATCACACTGGACGGTGCAGTTAGTTTCACAACTGGACAAACACTTAAAATTACAAGTTTCAGTAACCACGATCCACTACGCATACGCACACAAGTTTTTGTAGGTACAGGCAATGGAGGTAGAGGTTACGGCTCATATTTGGTTGGCAGAACAGCGACAGACAACGCTTATCTTTGGGTTACACATGATGGTGTAAGATTACATCCAGGTGATTTTATACTTGAGGATGATATCTTAATACTTTCAGAAGCATACAAAGATATTACAACCGGAAGTACTGAGTTGATAGTAACACAGTACACACAAAATACAGTCCAAGACACACTAGGATTTAGAATATTTTATGACATGTTGGGTGTTAATCAATACAGAAGATTAGCAGTAGAAAATACAACATTTACCACACAAGATGTAAGTCCAACTGACACAAAAATTTATGTAAATAATGCAAATGCACTTCCGTTTGCAAGTAGAGAATCTACAACACCAGGTGTGGTGTTTATAGGAAGTGAAAGAATTACATATTGGGAAATAAGTTATGAAGATCATTTCATAACAGGGTTGAGAAGAGGTACTGGTGGTACTACATTCACAGACTTTATTGAAAAAGAAACAACAGTAGTTGATGGCGGATTGGACCAAGAACTACCAGCAAGTGATACACATACTAAGACATGGTACGATCTAGGAACTGGTAATGCGGCAGACGGCAACGGCTTACAACAATCAACAACAACAAATGCAAACTTCTTGAAAGAAAAGAAAGCAGAACTTCCAAACTTCTTGAAAGAGGGGAATGAAGGAAGATACCTAGTTGATGATTATGTTGAAACTGGATACGTTGAGTGATTAAACTACACTAAATATAGTATAAGGAATACACGATGACAATTACACTTAGATCAAGTAAAAGTACAGCATTAACATTCAATGAAATGGATGGTAACTTTACAGATTTAGATACACGATTAGATGTGGTAGAAGCAAACTATATAAAAACTTTTAATGGTTTGACAGCAACCAGTAATGCATTGACTGTAACAACTGCAAACGTTACAGAAAATACAAACTTATATTTTACTAATGCAAGAGCCAGAAGTGCTATTAGTATAACTGATAGTGGAGGTGATGGTAGTCTAAGTTATGACAGTGGTACAGGTGTAATAACTTTTACCGGTCCTAGTGCAAGTGATGTACGGGCACATCTAAGTGCAGGTGCTGGTATAACCTTTAGTGGTGGTGTAATAAGTGTTGGAAACGACCAAATAAAAGATACTATGATAGATTTTGGTACAGGTGCAAATCAGATTAGTACAGCAGATATTCCAGAACAAACAAATTTATACTACACTGATGGTAGAGTAACAACAGTAATAAACGCAACCAGTATTGCGGCACTTAACGATGTATTAAGCACTACAATGGACAGTCCAACTGATGGCTTTGGACTAGTATACAATAGTGTCAGTGGAAAAATAGAACTAGCAGAATTACCTGGTGCGGCAGGTGGTGAAGCAAACAGAGGATCAAACCTTGGTGGTGCTAATGAAATTTTTGCTGGTAAAAGTGGTGTTGCATTAAATTTTAGAACAATAGATCATGGTGATAATTTAACAATTACACAAGCCGCAAATACACTTACAATCAATACAGTGAGCAGTCCAGAGTTTGGAAACTTAAAAATAAACAGTGAGGCTAACACTATTGAAAATATTGCTACAAATAGCAACATTGTTCTCAAACCAAATGGAACGGGTATAGTTAGTATTGACGGTGCATTGACTGCCACCGGAGATATAACAGGAATACTAGCAACTGCGGCACAAACAAATGTAACTAGTTTAGGAACACTAACTGCACTACAAGTTGATAACATTAATATTAATGGGAATACAATTAGCAGTACTGCTGGCACAGATTTAAATATTACCCCACTAGCAGGACAACAAATTGTTTTAGATAGCACAATAGTAGTTGATGCTGGTGTTGTCACAGGTGCAACAAATATTACATCAACTCAAATTAATGCAACCACGGCAGTCATAGATGAGATTACAATAGTAGACAACAATATTACAACAAATGTGAGCAATGCCGATCTTGTTTTAGTACCAAATGGTACTGGTGTTGTTTCAGTCAGCAGTAACATAGACATGAACAACAGTAAAATTGTTAATGTTACAGATCCAACAAGTGGCCAAGATGCCGCAACAAAATCTTATGTTGATGCACAGATTAGTTCAACTGACTTAACAATAAGCACTGCTGGTGATAGTGGTTCTGGATCAGTTTCAACTTCACAAACACTAACAGTGTCAGGTACAACAGACGAAGTTAACACCAGTGTAAGTGGACAAACAATAACTATTGGGTTGCCCAATAATGTTAATATATCAAATGACTTAACAGTTGGAAACGCACTTACTGTTACTGGTAACTTAACAGTACAAGGTACAACAACAACTATTAGTGCTAATGATTTAGCAGTAACAGACAGTAAAATTCAATTGGCTGTTGGTAACGAAAGCAGTGATGTAATAGATATTGGATTTGTAGGACATTACTTTAATGGTGTACGAATAGCACATGCTGGCTTTTTTAGAGATGCAACAGATAGTAAATTTAAACTTTTTGGAGATTATGGAGTAGAACCAGATCAACCAACTATAGATACAGATGATGCAAACTTCGAACTTGCAGATTTACAATTACGCAGTTTAGAAATTGGTGATACTGACAATCCAAGTATGGCTATTAGAGGCAGTAGACTAGAAACCATAAACAGTAACCAAAATATAGAAATTGAAACTTCTGGTACAGGAATTGTAGATATTGGCGCCAATGTACAACTAAAAGCACAGAGTGATTTACGTTTTGCAGATAGTGATAGTAGTAATTGGGTTGCCTTTCAAGCACCAGCAACAGTAAGCAGTAACATAACTTGGACACTTCCTAGTACTGATGGATCAATTGGTGATGCACTTGTAACTAACGGATCTGGTACATTAAGTTTTTCCACTACAAGTACAACAGTCACAAATGATGAAAGTACAAATGCAGAAAGATTAATTTATGTAGGTTCAGCAACATCAGGTTCATTAACAGCCGTTACACAAGACAGTGGCTTTACATACAACCCAAGTTCAGGCACAGTGACTGCAACAACATTTAGTGGTGTTGCTACTTCGGCACAGTATGCTGACGTGGCAGAAAATTATTTGCCAGATGCATCTTATGAGCCAGGTACAGTGGTATCCATAGGTGGTGGTGCAGAAGTAACACTGTGTGGACCAGATGATTTTGTTGCAGGTGTTGTATCAACAGATCCAGCATACTTGATGAACAGTAAACAAGAAGGTGGTATACCAATAGCACTTGTAGGGCGTGTTCCTGTAAGAGTATTTGGTCCAGTAAATAAAGGTGAAAGAGTGTTTGCTGATTTAAATGGCAGAGCATGTAGAAGTGGTGATGGTCAATTGGTAGGTATTGCAATAGAAACAAATACAGATGAAGGCGAAAAACTGGTTGAATGTTTATTGAAAGTATAGTATAATGAGTACAGAGGAAGAAAAACAAATGGCAGAAGAAAATAAAAAATTACCTGATGAACAAGGTGGTGTTCATGTTGAAGGTCATATTAGAATTTTTGATCCAGAGACAGGTGAAGACTTTGTAAACAAAAGAAACGCCATTCATTATGAAAACATGAGTGAAGCATTGGCATTAAGTGTTGCCAATAAAACAACAGGATTTATACACGAAATGGCATTTGGAAATGGTGGCACCAGTGTAGACCCTACAGGCGTAATTACATATCTACCTGCTAATAGTAGTGGACAGAATGCAACACTTTACAATCAAACATATTATAAAGTAGTTGATGGAAGCAGTAGTTTGAATACAGATGCCGCTAGAAATAAACTAACAGTTAATCACGTAAGTGGCAATGTTTACACAGACATTGTGGTAAGTTGTTTGTTAGATTATGGTGAACCAAATGATCAAGCCGCATTTGACAACACCAGTAACTTCAATGACACTTACACATTTGATGAATTAGGCTTAAAAAGTTGGACAGGAACAGTTAATACAGGTAAGTTGTTAACACATGTTGTATTTCATCCTGTGCAAAAAAGTTTGAATAGACTTATTCAAATAGATTATACAGTGAGAATACAAACACTGACAAATTTAAGTAGTATATAAAACTACGTACATTATAGAACTGATAAATAAAATATAACAGTTTGTGGAGAACATAAATGGCATATACAATTAATAATACAGCGGGTACAGTTTTAGCCACAGTCGCAGACGGTACGATTGATACAACAACTGACCTGACTCTTATAGGAAAAAACTATGCAGGATACGGCGAATTTTTAAACGAAAACTATGTAAAGTTACTGGAAAATTTTGCTAACACTTCTGCACCAGGATCACCAGTCGCAGGACAAATGTGGTGGGATACAAACAACAGTTTACTGAAAGTATACACAGGTACTGCTTTTAAAACAGTAAGTAGTAGTACTGCTAGTTCAAGCACTCCTAGTAACAGTGTTACTGGAGACTTGTGGTGGGACACAACCAATGGACAGTTAAAAGTTTTCAACGGTTCAGGATTTACAACTATTGGTCCAAGTTTTACAAGTGGTACAGGAACTTCAGGTGCTATTGTTGAAACAGTAACTGACAGTGGTGCAACAGATCACGTAGTAGTAAAAATTTACACCAACAACACAGTAGTTGCAACAGTTTCAAAAGATTCTACATTTACTCCACAAAGTGCATTATCAGGATTTGCAACAATTAAACCAGGTGTACAACTTTCAACATCAGTTACAAGTGCCAAGTTTCAAGGAACATCTACAGATTCAGATGCTTTAGGCGGACAAGCCGCGGCAAACTACTTGAGAAGTAATGCTTCAGACAGCACAAGTGGTGTATTAAGTATTTTAAATGACACAGGACTTGTTGTAGGTGTAGACAGTGATTTTACAATTGGAGTAAGTGGCAGTGATGTAACAATCAGCAACACAACTTCAGATGGTGATATAAATTTAAGTGTTAATGACGGTGGTGTCACAACTACTGCACTAGCAATTAATGGTGCTGATGCAAGAGTCAGTCTAGCAGGTGCGCCAACAAGTAGTTTACATGCCGCTACCAAGGCATATGTTGATGCCACAGTAAGTGGTGCAGGTGCTTTGCCATTAACTGGTGGTACAATGACTGGTGATTTACTAGTAAGTGGTACAGTAGATTTTGGTAGTACCAGTAGCAGAATAAATGAAATTTTTGCCACAACATTTAATGGAACAGCAACAACGGCACAATATGCTGACTTGGCTGAAAATTTTTCCAGTGATGTTATGTACGAACCAGGTACAGTAGTAGCACTAGGCGGAGCAAAAGAAATCACAAAAGTAAATGAAGAGATGAGTGATAATGTGTTTGGAGTTGTCAGTAATAATCCAGCATATTTAATGAATGCAGGACTTGAAAATGGAACCGCAGTTGCTTTGACAGGTAGAGTACCAGTTAAGGTTAAGGGTGTGGTAAATAAAGGTGATAGACTTGTATCGGCAGGCAACGGATTTGCTAGAGCCGCTACAGCAACAGAGTCACTGAACAGTTTTAACGTGATAGGAAGAAGTATTCAGACAAAAACAACAACAGATGAAGGCACTGTAGAAGCCTTTGTTACAATTAATTAAAAGGAAATAACACTATGGCATACACAAGTGGAGACACAATACTAGATACACACTATAATGACTTTGCAACGTCAGTCAACGCATTGTGGGGAGAAGGTACAGGTGATGCTGGATATGGTAATGCAACCACAGTCGCAAGTGTAAGTGATGGAGTAACAGTACAAGCAACACAATGGTCAACACTGTTGAGCAGAATCAGTAGCATGGCCAATCATCAAAGTTCAAGCATTACAGCAATTACATCACCAAGTGGTGGAGATAGCATTGCGGCATTCACAGCACTAGCAGGAAATATCACAACAATCACAAACAACAGATTGAATGTACATGAAAGGCAAATTCCAGTATCAAACAACATTGACAATACCACTAACTTAACAGGTACACTTACACAAACAGGTAGATTTACCTGGGCTTCAACCACTGATTTGAGACACTTCTTTAATTTAGGTGGCAGACTTTCAGTCACTTGGAACTTATCAGGTGATAGTAACACCAATAAATCAAACGATTGGGAGTCATTGGGACATAACTGTGGTACATTTAATGTTACAAGGAGTACTTCAGGCAAATCAGGCGGTTCAGGATCCGCAACTACAAATGGTATTGGTGGTTCAACCTCTAATGGATGGGAAAACATGACAGGTTCATTTGTAGTATGTTTTAAACAATTTGCGGCGAGTTATGCGGCTTATACCAGTAACTTTATACAACTTGAAGCACTAACTTCAGGTGCAACTGTTGATTTTAGAAGCACTTGGGTAGATAATGCGGCAGAACAAACAGGATTTAATAAAAGTATTTACAATGTACGAGATACCGTTGATGGAACAAAAAGAACAACATTCAGATATGAAAAGCATGATACAACATACATTTCTGATAACGCTGGTACAATTACATTTAGCACAGTAACTAACTCACACGCATAATTGATAAACCCTAATTAGGGTCTATTAATATCAACTAAATTACAAGCAAGTATTCAACGAATGACAAACGAAGATTGGGCTCTTCAGAGATTTGATATCTCTAGACAGAGAAGAGTATTAAAAGAACAACAAGAAGAACTTTTAGTAGTAGCACATGCAGGCGGATTATTTAAAATAGATTCGCATCTGTTGGCATTGGTCAACACATGGCCAGAAAATGAAGTGTTGTTTTTAGAAGATAGTTATGGAAATCCTATCAAAATTGATAAACCAAATGAATTTGCAAAAATTTGTAGACAGAAATGGCATGAAGTTATGAATGAATGGCATATTCAATGGAGTAAAATTTCCAAATACAGACGAATATCAAACATATAATGAATAAAGGTGTACTATTATTATACAGTAAGAGTGACAAGATTGATTATGAAAAACTAGCACATCTATGTGAGAAGTTTTGTCATAAAAATCTAGACTTGCCTGTACATATTCAAGAACTTTCAACAGCAAAAACCAATGTGAGAACATTCCGTTGGGCGGGAAATCAAGAAGAAACTGTTGAATGGAATAACCTAGATAGATGCAATGCTTTTGAAATATCACCTTTTGATCAAACACTGTTATTAGATGTAGATTTTTTTGTAACAAATAATAATTTACTAAATTATTTTGATGGTTTGTGTGACTTTTTGGTGTACGACAGTGCTTATGATATAACAGAACAAAACAAACTAGATGATTGCAAGTATATGACCAAAAATAATTTTAAAATGTTATGGGCAACTGTATGTTATTTTCAAAAAAATGATCATGTACAGAAAATATTTGAATTATGGAAAAGTGTACAAGATAATTTTGTGTATTATGGACAACTGTTTGGTTTTAGTTTTGAATGTTACAGAAATGATTATGCAATAACAATAGCAAATCATTTAATGAATGGATACAGTGTTGAGAATAAATTTATTGGATCTCTTCCTAGTTTAAGTCCATTGGACGAAGTGATAGATTTCAAAGAAAATACTTTTATCACAAAATATCAAAGAGGTAACAAGCAAGATTGCGTATTATGGAACAGCAATCTACACGTAATGAATAAAAAATGTTTATTAGAAACAGAAATTTATGATAAAATGTGGACAAGTGTATGAGAAGAATAAGTGACTTTGAACATCAACATGGTTGGTTAACATACGCAACCAATACACCAGAAGTTGATTATCTTTCTCAAGCATATCTTTTGGCTTTAAGTGTAAAATTACACTGTAAAATTAACAAATTTGCAGTAGCAGTGGATAAAAACACAAAAGAATGTATAACACCAAAACAAGCAAAAGTATTTGATTATATAATTGAAATACCTGAGGATAAACCCATGCACAACGAATGGCGAAGTTGGAGCATTACACCATTCAAAGAAACATTCAAAGTTGAAAGCGACATGATAATATCCACTAATATAGACCATTGGTGGAAAGCAATGCAAAAGTATCCAGTGTGTATGACCACAAATGTAAGAGACTACAAGGGAAATATATCTTTCAATAGACATTATAGACAACTGTTTGACGATAATCATTTACCAAATGTTTACAATGGATTCATGTATTTTAGACATACACAAGAATCATTTGATTTTTTTAGTTTAGTTAAAGATGTATTTGAAAATTTTGACAAGTATAGAGATACAATACTAGATAATTGTAGATATCAACAACCAGATACTGATGTAGCAATGGGCATAGCGGCACATATGATGGAACAACCTTGTTATACTAATGTGTTGAGTTATCCTACATTCACACACATGAAAGAATACATCAATAATTGGAGGTGTGATGATTGGAGAGATGCTGTTAGTTGGAGTCTCAGCAAGGATTTTGTACTGTTGGTAAATGGTCATGCACAATATTATCCATTTCATTACTATCATAAAGATTTTTGTACACCTAAACTTATAAAAAGATATGAGAAAGAATTAAATGTCTAGTTTCTTTGATGCTGTTGCACAACATGATTGGACACCACCTAAACAAAAACAAATTAGGTTGTACTACGACGAAAATGGCACATTGTTGGATCCACCAACCAAGTATGTAGAAGTTGACTTTGTGGAAGATTTGTGCTATATTATAATAAGTCAAGAACAACTTGATGGATTACAGCCGACACATATGAAAGTTATAGATAAAAAATTGGTTGTGCAGGCACCAAAAAGAAAATTATGGTTTTTACGAGATAAAATTGACGAGTATAATCCATATTTTATTCAAGGAGAAAAAAAATGAACTTAGAAATATATGTTCCTTATCCATTTGAAGCAAAACAAGATACTGTTATACCAGAAAAACACTATAAGTTAGGTAAAAAACTTTACACAAATACATTGATGTTTTGTGAAAATAATTTAACAAATGACTACGAAGTTGATAACAGTGTTTATGCCAAAGGTATAAGAGTTCAACTGCAAGATAAACAAGATTTAGAAACAGTTAAAGAATGGATTAAAAAACAAAATTAAGGAAGCATACATATGGAAACAGTAGCAGATGTACAAAAAGCAGTTGATAGTTTTGAGGTGGTTAGACCTTTTGGCCCGTGTATTATCAAAGCAACAATACCTGAAGAGGTACAAAAAGATTTAATCACTGCCTTTGAAAATAATCTCAAACATCCAGATCACAGTATGAATCTTGCTGGAAATATGCAAAATGAATTTACTATTAATGATGCAGTTTTACCAGGTGATAGTGGACAACGTTTTGTGCAGATGCTTGCCGATGGTAGTGCAGAATTATATAAGGTTAGTAAAATTGTACATTGGGAAAATACCAAAAGAACCGCAGTAGAAAAACACAAAGAGATTGTAGACAGTAGGATACAAAATATGAATCTTAGTTGTGTAATTCATCAAAGTTGGGGAAATGTTAGTGTAAGTGGAGATTGGAACCCTACACACAGTCACACAGGAATGATCAGCGGTGTTGGTTATTTGCGGTTACCAGATGACATAGAAAAAGAATGGAAATATGAAGACCACGATCCAAGTGCAGGTATGATACAATTTTTATATGGTGGCACACATGGTTTAAGCACACATACAATTAGATTTAAACCTGAAGTAGGAGCAATTTATTTCTTTCCTGCTTGGTTACTACATGAAGTATATCCTTTTCGTAGCACAGGAGAACGTTGGAGTTTTAGTTTTAACACAACTATAGAAAATTTAAACAAAGATATTGATCTTACTGATGAAGATAAAATTGAAATAATAAAGGCCAAGGAAAATGCACAAAGTTGATGTTGCAGATTTAGATTGTATATATCTAAGTTATGATGAACCTAAAAAAGAAGAAATATGGGTAAAGATACAGAATTTAGTTCCATGGGCAAAACGTGTAGATGATGTAAAAGGTAGTGATGCCGCACACAAAGCCGCCGCAGATGCATCAGATACTGATAGATTTGTATTAATTGATGGTGATAATATACCTTATGCTAAGTTTTTTGATGAAACAATGGCTATTCCTGATGAATTAAATGATTGTGTGTTTAGATGGAAAGCAAGAAATGTTATAAATGGACTGATGTATGGTAATGGTGGATTAAGTTGTTGGACGAAAGACTTTGTTTATAACATGAGAACACACGAAAACAGTGATGGTGCTGACGAAAATGAAGTAGAATTTTGTTTTGACCCAAAATATCTTGCTATGCAAAATGTTTACAGTGACACGTATCCAAATGGTAGTGCGTTTCATTCATGGAGAGCAGGATTTAGAGAAGGTGTAAAAATGTGTTTAGAACGTGGTACAAAGCCTTCTTTAGAAGAATTTGAGAAAAAGACTTTCCACAGAAATTTTGACCATTTGTTGATTTGGCAATGTATTGGTAGAGATGAAAGTTTTGGATTGGATGCAATGATGGGTGCAAGATTTGGCACGTATCTTACAATGATAGAAGATTGGGATCACACAGAAGTGCAAGACTTTGATGAAATAGAACGTATATATAAAAATGAATACAATCCACTACACATGGAGCATGTTACACAAACACTTAAAAAAAGATTGGGTTTAAAAATAGAAGAATTTACAGATGTACAAAGCACTTGGTTCAAACATTTTTATGTGCAAAGTTATTTTCATAGCGATATTATGACATTAGAAAAAGAAATACTTAAAATGTCAAGTCCATGGTGGTAAATGAGCGATTATGTTAAGGAAAGCAGAAGGATGGTAATGGATTGTGGAGCATTTGATAGTGGTTTGACTATACATCCGGATGGAAAAGTAAGTCCATGTTGCCTTTTTGATGTAAAATATTATAAAGATTTGCATGATATTGATTTGAACAACCCCTGGTCTGATCTAAGAGACGGCAAGGGTTGTAGTGCATGTGATCATGCTGGCCATACATATAGAGATACGTTTAACAATTTCAAACATAAAATATATAAAGTTCGCCACTTAGATGTTAGAAATAATAACTTATGTAACTTAGAATGTACAATATGTTGTAGTTATTACAGTAGTAAATGGGCAGAACGGTTGGGTGAAAATAAATTTGTAAGCACTGAATTTGATTTAGATTTACGAGATGTTAAACACATTTATTTTGCAGGAGGCGAGCCTCTTATTAATCCTATGCATTGGAAAGTGTTAGATAAAATAAAAAATCCTAGTAAGGTAACATTACAATATAATAGTAACCTTACATCTGTAAAAAATATAGAAAAATATTGGCCAAGATTTAAAAATGTTGAAGTAAATGCAAGTATGGATGCAGTAGGGAAATTAGGAGAATACTTAAGATATGGTACTAAATGGGAAAAATGGGAAGAAAATTTATACTTTGCAAGTAAATTTGCAAATATAAATGTTAATCCAACAGTAAGTGTTCTTAATATATTTCATTTGAAAGAAATAGAGGAATGGTGTAAGTTTCCACTATATTATAATATTTTAACAGATCCACAACACCTTTGTGTGAGTGTATTGCCTAATGAATTAAAGAAAAGTATTAAGTATGTACCTAACAATCCACATCTAAAACAACTACTAAAAGTAGATAGCAGTTGGTTGTTCCCTCATACTATTAGTTTTATACTATTACAGGACAAAATTAAAAATACTAATATTTGGGATAGTCTTCCTTTTACTAGTTATGCAATACAGGAATATATGAAAGAAGGCTTGTGAGCGATTATTATCAAGATGCACTTGTAGCCAAAGATAAATTAGCAAATATAAGCGATAGTTTCTGTTTGGCTAAATGGAAACAAGTAAGTTTACATCTGACTACTGGTCATACTAATAGTTGTTATCATCCTCCATTACATAAAATTCCTACTGCTCC